ATGAAGTCACAATCACATTCTTGTGCCGAACCTTTAACTCCCAAAATACGGGTTTGTTCATCTCTCCACGCCTGATTTCTTTCAGGGTGAACTGTCCAATGTAGATTGATACAATTAAATCCGTTTGCACCACTCTCACCATCTACCCACATTTTGTGAAACCAGTTACCCACACCATTCGGAGTAGATAATACAATTGCAGCTCCACCCGTTGATAGAGTAGATTGCGCTGATAACCAAATTTCATCAATATCTCTAATGAATGCAGCCTCATCCACTACCAATAGGGATAGGGCTTCAGAACGTCCTGCATCAGGTGAGGATGCGATTGCTTTGACCTGTGAACCGTTTTTTAATTTAAGTGATAGTTTGTTATCTTCAGCTGCCGCAGTTCCTCCATCCCTCAACCAAACGGGAAGTAAATCGTGCATTACCCTAACTTTTTCTACGAGATTTTTAGCTACCGTCACTTTTGTTGCAATAACCAATGCATTATAATCCTGATTGAATATCATTTTCCAAAGAATAAATCCCGCAGAAAGAGTTGATAAACCTAACTGACGAGATTTTAGAATGATATTAAAACGATGGTCTTTAAAATCAGTTAAGCAATCCTCTTGAAAAGAATAAAGGTGAAAGGGTATTTTCCCTCTCACCGGATGTTGAATAACACAATATTTCTTCATAAAGTAAATGGGGTCTCCCGCGCATTTACGATATTCTTCAGAAATTATTTCTTTTAAAGTTTTTTTTGGTTGTCCTTGAACTCCCATATTATTTTTTTAATTTAATCTTCCAATATGTTCCAAATCCAACATAAGGAGAGAATGCACCATTTATTCCATCGGTAGTTCTATTATTAACACCGATATTTAAGTTGTATATTTTATCTTTTTTTGTTTTAAGAATTAGACCAGCTCCTACTGCAGATACATAATCTTCTTTGTTGAATCCCCCATTCAAACCAAAATACACCTGATTTTTTGCAGGTTCTTTAACGATTAATTCTTCTTTGATGATTCTTTCTCTAACTTTAGCATCAAATGTTCTACCTAAAATTCTGTTTTGAGATATAGTATCAGTTACAGATACCGTTCCCAATGAATCAGGTAATACCAATACATCTTTGTATAATACTTTTGAGTAATAATTTTTAAGTAATGCCGCAGTATCTATATTAGATGGAATAAAAACTTCTTTCTCTACGATTGTTTCGTGATAAATATCTTCTCCTCTTTTAGTTACAACTTTAGTTTTGATTACATCAACGGTATCAATTGTATGTTTAATAACTTCATATTTTTTACCATCTATTGTAATAGTTCTACCACCTGGCATAACTCCACCTGGATTAAACCATTGTAATAACACATAAATAATCAATGCTGCTATAGCAATGTTCTTAAAATTCAATAATTTTTTCATAATTTTTAATTTTTTATAAGCTCTGAATGATTTAATTCTCGTAACTTATCTTCTAATGCTAACTTTCTTTCTAATAATGCTTCTATTGCATCGTATGCTCCATCAATATCAGTTTTTAAATCAACTTTTACTTTTTCAATATCAATATCCCATTGCCATTTACTAAATGAACCATCTTCGTTAAGCATTTCAATTTGTTGAGTTACACTATTAAATGCTTCTTCTAATTGTGATTTAGTATCTCTAACAAAATCTAATTTATTTAATGTTATTCTATAATCTTCATAAAACGCCCAACTACCATCTTCTCGTAGTGATTGTTCTATTTTTCTCATACAAGTTACACAATATCCAGTTCTAACAATTAATTTTTTATCTGCATTACTATATTGTATTGTTCCACAATTTTCAGAAGAACAAGTTGTTAATTTTTTTAAATATTCTCTGGCATCATCTAATTTGGTGGTATTAATTTTGAAACCTTCTTTTTGTTCCCATTCATTACCAGCTTCATCTACCCAAATTTCTCCAACTTCTTTTTTTGTTTCATCTGCCTTTTCATAACCAAACACATTTTGATTATCATCGGTTCTACCAAATACCGTATCTATAATTAGTTTACGAGATTTGTGTATGTGTTTATTTTTTTCGTCAAAACTTTTTCTTTTTGTCATTTTTCTATATTGTTATAACCTATTTATTAATAATATATATTAAATTTATTCGTAAAATATACCTAAAATTTGATTTAGTGGTGCAAATGTACCTGTTAATTTATAAGTGTTACCTTTATAAACGAATACAATACCTTCGTTTGGAACTATTTTATCTTTACCACCTATAGATGCTAATCTACTTAATTCCATTTTTAATTTAGCTATTTTAGATACATCACCACTACCTCTTACCTTTTCTGCAGTAGATTCCAATCTGCTTTTCATATCGGCAATTGCTGAATTTGGATTTGCGGTTAGTACTGAACTCATAAATGAAAGAACATCAGCACCTACTCCCAAAAATATTTCTTCAAATTGTCTAACATTTTCTTTTTGTTGCTTTGCTACATTTACTTTATCATTTTCAATTGCCCATTCTTGAGCTTCTTTATCAGCAATAGTATTTAAACGGAATGATTTATCACCAAATGCCCATCTTCTTACCAATGCTTCTTTTTCTAATTTTTGTAATTTAACTTTTGATTTATTTACAAAATTTTCCCACCATGCTTGATGATATTCGGAAACACCATCATTATTGGATAACCCAAATTCAGATTGTAATTTTTGTAATTTACTTAAATATTTATTTTGTTTTGCACTCAAATCTTCATTTTTAGGAAGTTGTGTGACAGGAGGTCCTTGAATTGTATACTTTGATTGAACATCGGCATTCACCTGCTTAATCATTCCTGCTAATTTAGTTGCAGCTGATTGGTCAGCACCTACCGCACTTCCTTTTTCATCATAACAAGTTGTGTTATGGAATACTAAAAGAGCCTGTCCATACGGAATAACATTTACCGAAGTTGGCCAAATTACTTCCAAATTCATAAAACACTGACCTTCGTTAAATATTTTCTTTCGTTGTGGTTCTGAAAGAGATTGAACTGCTGCTGATAAATCTTTCATTGCAAAGTTATAAGCATCGGTTAATCCACCTCTGCCACCAAATTTAGATGCAACATCTTCAATTCCCATTGCGTTTGCTCCTGCATTTGCCAAATGTCCTTTGTTTCTTGCTGCAATTAATCTACCATTTTTCCAACTGATTGCCAATGCCTGTCCATCGGTTTTTTCTCTTGTCAATTCCAATTCACCAGTTAATGCACCAGTTATTATGTTTTTTAAATCACCAAAAGTTAAATCCATATCATCAAATGGGTGAGACATGTGCCCGTATGCACCACCTTCAGTTAAAAGAGATTCATTTACTAATCCTGTTTTTGAAAAATCACCTTTAATAGTACCACTTTTATTTACTGAATAAACACGAACACCAGCTTTTTGAATTTCGTCTGCCACTTTTTCTACAACATCAGGAGATACTTTATAAAAACGAAGGAAATTATTACCATCATAACTATATCCATTATTTACAATATTATGAAATCCTCTTACAGAAGTAGATGTAGTTTTCATTGCATTTACACCATGCTTTTTCAAAATAGCATTTACCACCTTTTTTACAGGATTCATTTCCGCTTCGTTTAACTTAACTCCTGCGTATTCTAATCTATACTCATAGTATTCTTTTTTAATATCATAAGGAACTTTTGAATTCTTTCTGAATATTTCATCTACCATCTTTCGAGTATCGTTTGATGATAGTTTCCATTTTACTTTATCTTTATCTAATGTAAAAAAAGTATTTAAAGTAAAATCTATTTTGGTCAACATCGGTTTCAAAATTTCATTTTTAAAAAATGAATAGTATTCTTTTCGTTGTGAACCATCTAAATAATTAAGAGCGAAATCGGAATCATACAATTCGTTTTCTAATGATTTTGCAATCATCTCCAAAACATACTTTTTATCGTTGTTACCGAGATATTTTTCTTCACCACTGCCAATTACATATTTGTACTGATTACCCACCAAATCTTTTAATTTGAGTTCGTTTAATTTACCAGTATCGGTTTTGAAAAACGGACCTCTTCTTACACTTCTAAAGTCTAAACTCATTTCGTTTCCAAAAATTTCTGTAGGTGCAAGTATTTTCAATCTAATAGTTCCGTTTTTATTATCTACACCTAAAGTTTCAAATTCAATTTCGGAATACTTTTTACCCTTAAATCCTAAATTCTTACCAGTAATAAACTTATGAACTTTACCACCACTAACTGCCTGTGCTTCTTGTAGGTTTGTTTTTTCAGCTAAACCCAACTTATCAGTAACATACGTTACTTCTTTATATCCGTAGTTTTGTAATTGTTTAACTACATCGTTTCTATCTGCTTTAGGGTCATTACAAACAATTGCTCCAATCTTTTTTCTAGCAAATGAACCTGCGTTATCCCATATTTTCATAATTGCTTTGAAGTGCCAATCATTTGAACCAACTTCTTTTAAAGATTTTGCAGGTTCATATCCTCTATCTTCAGTATCTTTTTTATCTATTTGATGTCCTACCTGCTTTGTAGTATCATCAAAATCAACTGTATCCAATTCTGCAGGATATCCCAAATCAGGAGTGTAATTACCAGTTCTATGATGATGTAGAAAATCTTTTTGAGCACCACTTTTTGCGTGTTTTGAATGAGTTGCTGCACCTATAGATTCTCCTCTTGGTATTCTGAATGTTGTTGCCTTTTTACCATTAATCGTTGGCATTCCGTGGTCATCAGTTCCAATATCTTTAACGGTAACTTTTTTGTTCTTAAATTTACCCATCAAAACTTCATCACCCTTATCAACATCTAAATTAATGTCTTCTTTAACAAAATCAGTTTCTACATATTCTACATTTGGTAAATTTTTTATAGTATACTTTATAGTTCTTTCTTCCGCTTCATCATCTCCAAATATAGCATCTGCTTTTGGAAATTCAGTTTGTGTGTATCCACCATTTTTGTACCAAGCTTCACCTTTATCGGTATCTAATGCTCTCTTCTTGCCTTTCTTTATAAATGCGCCATCTGGAACATCTGCGGTGTTTGCAGTTTGAACATTACTAACTTCGTTATATATTTGTTTATTTATTCTTCCATACTCTCTCATCAGAATTCCAGCTACGGCATGTGCTTGGTTTTCTATAGGAGAACCATCTGCCCCATCTTTTTCTGCATTTCTAACTAATCCCAACTCATCTTGCTTTCTATGAACCATTTCATGTGCAAGTGTACGAAGTATATCCGCTGTCAATCTACCCTCTGTTGCTACATATATTGATTTATCATCTGGATTATACCCACCCAAAGATGTTTTTACTTCAGCAAATTCTCTACCACCAACTAATGTTACATTTGGAGATTCTTTTAACTTCAATCTTTTAGTTGCAAACTCTACAAAGTTCTGAATAGATTGATGTTTTGATTCAGATAAATCCTCTTTCATCAAATCCGAAGCGTTAGCCATCGATTGGTTTTTAGTTCCTTCTTTTTTATATCGAGCAATCGTTTGTATCAATTGTTCATCGGATAGTTTATAGTTTTGCATTATTTCTAATGTTTTTTCTATAAACTTTGGCACAAACTTTTTCGTATCAAATTCTTCTTCACCCTCTTTATTTTCAAATATTTTAGCTACCCCTAATGCAATACCTCCTAATGAAGCTTGTGCTTGATTAGCTCCCAATGATTCAAACGCAGAGTGTTTTATTATATCTTTAACTATATACGCCCCCAAATTCCCTCCTCCAAATTTGGTTGCTATTCCTGCACCAGCTCCTTGTATAACACCACTAATACCCGCTCCTTTAGATGCGGCCGCAATACCTCCTATCAATCCTCCGGTAACTGCGATTGAACCCATAATTATTGCGGTAGTTTTTACTAAACCTCCAACGGCCTTTTTTTGTCTTTTACTTTCTTTCCAAGACTTTTCCGCTAATTCTCTTTGTTCCGGTGTTAAATCTTCTCTAAATACGGGTTCTTTTGTTGTTTTTGGCTTTCCTAACCAATTTTTTTCTTGTACCTTATTTCCATCCGCATCCACTACATCATGACCATGTTTATCTTTTTTATAAACAGGAACTTCTTTCATTTTAGGTTTGCGATTTCCAAAAGCATTTAACTTACTTGTAGTTGAATCAGGTTCTGTAAAATCATCCCAATGTTTAGTTTTACCCTCTGAATCCTTAACACCTCCCCATCGTCCAGTGGTTGCCAATGATTTTATAGCACTACCTGTTCCCACCAGCATTTCTTTGTTATGCTGATATGTATGCATAATGCCATGCCCAATCTTTGATGCTGCTTTTTTTAGTACACTCATAGCCCCTTTTCTTTCTTCCGATTGTGGGCTATTTACTTTATCAATTGATTCGTTATCTTCTTTTGATAATCCTTTTCTAGCATTATTTAAATTTTCTGTTGTTTTCGCGTCTTTCTTTTCTTTATCAGATTTTTCGGCAGACGATTTTAACTCACCTCCACTTAATTTTTGAGATGGTGGTGGCGGTGGTGGTGGCGGTGGTGGTTTTGGTACGCCCTGTTTTGGTTTCGTTGCATCCACCTTACCTTGTGCAGTTGCCCCCTTATTTACAGGTTGCCCTGGTTGTGGCGGTGGAGGTGGTGGAGGTGGAGGTGGTTTTGGTATTCCACCACTTTGTTTTTTCTTAACTGCATCAGCTTCGGCAGGAGTTAGGGTTCTAATTTTACCATCGTCAGATTTGTGACTCGCAGGTCCTTTAGCATCTTTACCATAGTATCCACCACCCAAATGTTTTAATCCCATTTTTTCGGCTTCACTTTCTTCGTTAAAATATGTTCTGGTAAATTCTTCGAACATTTCTTCCATTGCAACTCTACCAAGTATTTCTGCAATTGGGTTATATAACTCATTCGTTGGATGTTCGGTTTCATGCCGTGTAGGATGTGGTTCGGGTCTCATTTCATACGATGGCTTTGTATTATTGCTCTCATCCGTTGAACCCGTTGGTGCTCCATTAATGTATCCTCCTGGAAGATTTAATCCAGTTCCTATACCACCTGGAAAACCATTTTCATTTAATTTACCTGTTATCATACCGAATACCTCTTTATCAAATTTTGGATATGCTTTTAAAAATCCCTTTTTCTTTTCATCATCACTCCCTTTACCCAACCAATTACGAACATCTGTTCCACTAATTGGATTTGGTTCAGCAGGAACGGCGTATACATATCCAATTTCCTCGTATCCGTATCCAGCTTTTTCTTTATATGGTTTAAAATATTTACCTGCTAATCTATCTGCATCCTTTTCTCCAACTGCCGCAACATACGCAGTAGTTTTACCATCAAATTGAGATAATATTTCTTTTGGAGCATACGGATTACGAACTTGAACTATCTTATTCGATGGTATTCCAAACATTGTAGTAATTATTTTTACCTTCTCATTAAAATTAAAAGGAGATTTTGGTCCTGATGTATCATTGGAGGTTCCAATATATACATTTGATTTTCCAAATTTTTGAGCAAGTTTTAAATAAGAAACATAATGCCCCTTATGGAATGGTTGGAAACGGCCGGAGTATACTACTACGGTTTTTTTTACTACTGGTTTATCTTTTTCGTTTAAATTCATACATATAAATATAACTAAATAAGAGTCTTATTAAAATCTAACAAAAAATTTATTACTAATTGCATTTCTTTGTTAGATTCTATATTTTTATAAGAGTGTTTCCCATAGTTAAAAAATAGTTTTTGATTATCTATACATATTTCTTTTACATTATTTAAAAACTCATCCTTTTCCTCTTTTGTTTTGTTTGAAAATTTAGTAATTTCATCTTGAATTAGTCGCAATCTAGCAAAATCATCACATTCCATATCATAACTCTCATCAATATACGGATGAAATGTTTTAAATCCAAATCTGTTTCTTAAATATTCCAATGATTTAGCAGGTCCTGCTAATATAAATGGTTGGCAATGTCCGATTGGTTTCCATATTTTTTCTGAAAGATATCCTGTTGGGAAATTTACAAATACATCATCAGCACCTTTTGATTGAAAAAAAACAGATTCAGTTACAATACTTACATAAGAATTTAAATAAATATTTTTATCTTCAAATCCAAATCCAGCTATTTTAGTTAAATCATCTATATCTAATACCGAAGATGTTTCTTCAATTAATTTACCGAATTCTTCATTTCTATCGTGACGATACATTTCTTCCACTATGTTTTTTGAATAAAATCTTTTATCCCAAGATACTAAATTTTTATCTAAACCTAATTTATGCAAATGACTCAATAATAATAATCTATGCAATTTCCAATGCCTGGACAACAATAAAAAATCTTTTTTATCTTTTCCAATACTTTCTTCAAATTCTGTATGAGTTGCAACGGTGGATACTCCAGATTTAATGGCTCCTACCTGTGGTTCGTTTGAATTCTCACCCCAATAACGAAAATCTGGATTATTTATTATATTATTAAATTCTTGAGATTTAGCAACCATATTTAAGGCATAATCGGCTACTTTATATTTTAATCCCAATTTTTTAAGATTCTTTTTTAATTTAAAATCTGCAAATAAAAAATAAACTTTTTCTTCAGGTATTTCTTTATCACGAATATTTTTAATTAATCTTTCAAAATTTTCTATTTCAATACCTTCACCTCCATCTATTGTATAATGTAAAAATAATTTACCATTACCATTTTTTATTTCATCAATTGCTACTTTTGACATGAAATTTAAAGCAAATTCATGTATTGGATGGTTTCCAAAAAATTGATTTAAATTGCCAAATGGTTCTACAATATAAAACCAATCGTAATTAACACCATTTTTTCTATCTTCTTTTATTTGATAAATTGATTTTTTTACAGCATATTTTTCAAAATAATTACTATTATATACCGCCCAATCACAATTCCATCTTTTAGAAAAAAATGCACCTGAATTTGAAAAATCAAAATCAGATGCATTATGTATTGTGTTTATGTATTTTGGATTCATACAATTCGGCAATTCACCATTGTATGTTATTATATCATACCCAAAAATTAATTTACTATTCATATAGATGTTTTGTTTTTAATATCTTAAAATGATTTGTAAACGAATGGGTCTCTTTTTTTAAGTTCTTCTAATTTTTTTTTAATTTTTTTCTTTGTTTGATATGCTTGATACCACTTTACAAAGAATGAGATAATAGGTAAATTTTTCATATTAGTTAGTTTTCGTAGTATAATGCAGGCCATTCAACAATAATATGAACGCCACCTTCATTGTATGCATCTGTATATATCTTATAAATATCATTTGGATTTTTTAATTCCCAAATTTTTGTAAATTGTAATATGGATTTGAATTCTTGTGTATAATCGTTTCTATGTTGAATACCTGGGTCTAATGGATTTGTACTACCAACACCAACTCTAATTATGATGTTTGCTTTTTTACCCGTCATATTCTCAAACTTATCAGCATGATTTATTAACTGATTTGCAGCCGATACTAAAAAATCCCAACGTGGATAAAATGATATAACGGTTTTTCCTGTGATAGCTAATCCTAAACTCATACCCATTTGAGTTTCTTCCATAACAGGTAATTCAATCATTTTTTCTTTTGGAACTTCACCCAGTGTTGTACTCATAGGGTTTCCCGCATAGACAATTTGTTGCCCAACAAAGATTGTATCTTCTTTTTGAGCAAGAAATGTCATTGCTTTAGTAAGTTCATCTTTATATGGTGATAGTTGTGGTGTACTCATATTATATGTTTAAATTTAAATGATGAAAATTGTGATTTACAAATTTGTTATTATTTATTTTATTTATTTCTTTTAAAAAATCATCAAACAATTCATGTTCTTCATTAAATACTTGCAACTCTTTTAAAGTTTCATCTGTATATGTTCCCCAATCTACTATTTGTCTATATTGTATCCATAAATCAAATGTTGAATCTTTAAATATATTAGTCATTATCTCATAAAACAAATGCATTTCTTTATAGTTGTGTTTACTAACTACCATAGAGCATATAAATTGGTTTATTGTTTTTTGTTTTGATAAAAATTTTAAATTGGTTATTAATCTATCCCAATTACTATTTAATCTAGTCTTATTTTCGTATGTATCTTTTGTTGCAGCGTCAATACTAACTTCTATTGTTTTAATGTAAGGACTTGCTTTCATTTGATTCCAAAGCTTTTCATCCAATAAATTACCATTGGTAATTATTTGCAATTGTTCTAACTTTGGATATTTTGTTATATCAAAGTTTATCAAATAATCTCTATAAATCTTTGAGTAAAACGGGTCACCACTTCCTGTTACCATTATACATTTTAATCCACTTGCAAAGTTATCTTCAATGGATTTTAATAAATGCAACTTTGCTTTATGTTGAGGAGATTGTAAATCATCATTTGGAATTAAATTAACTCTACACGATGGACATTTTAAATTACAACTTCTATCAAACCCAAATAAAATTTCTTGAGGAGGTAATTTAAAATTAATTACATCTTCTTCGGTATGTATATTATACACTTCTTTAAACTCTTCTATTTCTCTAAAAAAACAGGGCTTTCTACCTGTATTTATTAACTCATTTAATCTTGGGCATACCGTGTGATTGCAATATGTGTAAGTCCCATCTAAAACTGATTTACGAATGTTTTTAGCGGGAGTAGATGTCCAATTTCTCATTACATCATCGGTTTCATTTATTGGAAACCAACTTTCATTTCCGTTCTCATCTACTCTGATACTTTGCGGTGCCCAAGAAGGACAGCATACGAATTGAGATATCGATTGTACATCACTATACATAAACGGCATCTCACAAACGTATTTTTTAAGTATGTCCTCTTTTTTATCCATTAAGGTTTTGAATTTGGGTTATATTGGTGTTTGTTAGCTTTATACCACTCAATAGTTTCTTTAAGAGCTTGTTTCAAATCTCTTTTTGGTTTCCATCCTAAATCATTAATCTTTTTAGAAGATAGTAATCTAATAGGAATCATTGGTGCTTTGTTATTAACATATTCAATTGGATTAGTGTTGTTATCCAATTCTTTAATTGTTGTAAGTGTTTCGTTTACCGTAAATCCTTCACCATAACATACATTAAAGATATCGTATGTATCGTTGTTTTCTGCTACAAAGATAAAACCATCTGCCATATCTTCAACGTGTAGTAAATCTCTTACTTCAGTACCATCACCCCAAACTGGGATTGGGTTTAACCCATCTGCAACTTTACGAATGTTTGCTGGAGTAACGTGACACTTTTCAAAATCAAACTTATCATTAGGTCCAAATGCATTTGAAGGTCTGACAATCAAACACTGCATTGGTTCGTGAATCTGATTTGAGAAAAAATCACATAACATTTCACCATATCTCTTCATACCACCAACTGCTTTATAAACAGGCAACATTGGAGTTGCGTGAACATTTATATCTTCAGTACAAAATTCAGTACCCATATCTGGATAAGTTGTATTTGATGAAATAAACAAAAACTTACGAACTTTGTTTTTCCAACTCTGTTCCATAAGATTTACATTCATCTCCACATTTGGAGTAACGTGTAATAGTGGATTGAATTTAGTATCCAATGCGTTTGATGTGTTCGCTGCACAATGAAAAACTACATCTACATCTTTACTGATTAACTCACAAAACTCTGCATTTTGTAAATCTCCTTTGATATGTTCTACTTCGGATGTTCCTTCGAAATCATTTCTCAAATCTCTGCTAAATGATGTTGACCGAAGGTTTCTGTAACCCTTTTCATGTAATAACCTTAATAAATGTGAACCTATAAATCCACTTGCTCCTGTAACTAAAACTTTGTCTGTTTTTTTCATTTTGTTTAATTAAAAATTTTCCAATTTAATACTACATCGTTTACAAATTTATGAGTTAATATGGATGATGTGTGCCCATACCAACTTTTTTCTAAATATTTCTTTTGCTCATCAATACTCATACCGTTCATTTCTCTCCACAAAACTTTTGGTAGATTATCAGTTTCTAATTCTAAATTAAAGTTTCTAATACTCCATTCTATTATTCCTCCGTATAAAGATACTAAATTTTCTTCAAAAAACCAAAAATATTTACTAAAATCTATCTTATCTGCATAAGTTTTTACATACGCGTTATCAAATTCTAATTCTTTTTGTTCCCAAGTGTTGCAAATATCTCTATTTTGAATTATACATTCATAAACCGACTTATCTGTTGGTGTATGATAATATGGTGGTGTTCTACCTTCTCTTAAATAATTTTTAGAAAAGTTGTTATTCATATTAAAAAACTTTATTTTTGTAATTCCATTTACTTCTAAAAAGTTAAGCAATAATAAAACATATTCAAACCATTCAAAATATCTTTCATCATAAGTCATAACTTTATCTAACCATGCAAATGTAACAGGGTCAATATTTATAGGATTATTGGTTGGATTGAATCCACCAGTTAAATGAAAATACCCATGCTCGTATGGTGTTGTTTTTTCTTTACCATTTATTAGATAATCATTACTATGTACCCAACTGTTGTTGTGTTTAATATAACTAATTGCAGGGTTTTTATTATTATCATATTTTTCTGGTGAAATAAAAAATGAATTTCTAGTCAAAGTTGTCCATTGTGCAATTACTGATATATCATTTGGGTCTACCCCTTGTTTTAGTAAATCAGAAACTTTATAAATAATAGAACGAGCAATTGTTTTATTATCATTGGTTATGGTTCCGTAATTATGCAATTCATGAGTTTCTTTTAGATTTTCTTGTAACCAATGAGCCCAAGTCCAATTTTCAATTGGGTCTCTTTCCCATCGTTTTTCATCTTCTAAATTACATCTATAATTGTTAGTAAAAGAACAGCCAGATACTACTATATGTTTCATATATAATTTAATGTTTGTAATTTGTTTGATAAAACATTTGCCCACATTTCATGTCCTTCTTTATTAGGATGGTCATTTTTAATTGTTTTAGTATACCCGCCAAATGTTTCCTTTAAGAAATTTGGATAATTTAGTATTTCATTATCTGAAATTATGCAACTATCCCACCCAAAAAAATGCAAATGTTTATAACCATTTAGCTCTAAATACGCATACAATGATTTTATATAATTTTTCGTTTTATTTATTTGATATTTTGTATTTAAAAAATATCCTATAAATCTCTGCAAATCATTATTGTGTAATTCTAATAATTTTTTTGTGGTTTCATCCGTTTTATTATAATCTGAATTTTTATTTACTACATGTTTAGAAAATATTCCATAAAAATTTACGTCTTTTAATACTTTATCTGATACTGGAATTAATGCGTTTGGTATTGTAAAATACCATTCTCTATTATCGTATGTTGTAGGAAGTTCCATACGGGTATAATGTGTCCATTGAATTATTAATACATCTTCTTTATTAAATCCTTCATTTAAAATATAAAAAGCTTTTCTAAAAATATAATCGTTGGATGCCCCACAATTTCCAAAATTATGACAATCTACTTTATGTTTTTCAGAAAGCAATTTTGTATAATTTTCTATTTGAAAATTTTCTAAACCCTGACCTTCTGTAAAAGAGCATCCAACCGAATATAATTTCATTACAACCTGCTTTTGTATTCTAAAATTGATTTTGTTAATCCTTCTTTCAATGTAGTTTGTGGTAGGATTCCGTATTGTTTTTGTTTTTTAGAACCTAAACATCTAATAGGGTCTCCGTTTGTTTTTGTAGAATCCCATACTATGTTTTTAGTTTTACCTGTAATTTCGGTATAACATTCAACAATAGTTTCAATTGTATCTTTAATTGATACCGCTTCCGCACATCCAAAGTTAATAATATCTCTGACTTCCTTTTTAACTACATCAATCGATGCCTGTGCTACATCATCCCCAAATACAAAATCTCGTTTAGATGAACCATTACCCCAACAAACTATATCATCTCCCTCTACATTGAATAGTTTCCAAATGTTAGAAGATATTACAGTTGCATCTTGCGCAAAATTATCGTTTGTTCCATAGATGTTAGAAGGTCTAATTACAGTCCAATTATCCCAACCATACTGAACTCTTAATGAATCCAATGTAAGTTCTCCCATTCTCTTTGTCCAACCTGGATGCCAATCTAAACGAGATGGGGTTGATGCCCAAGTTTCTTCTTGATTCCAAGTATCTTCTTCATTCATTACATCTGCTGGCTTATAAACTCCAACCGATGAAAGATAAACGAACCAATCAACCTTTGCATCAAAGGATGCTTTAATCATATTGGTATTAAACATCAACATTGGGAATAGATAATCAGCAGGACAAGTTGATGACCTTGCTGGTGAGCCTTTTACTCCTGCTATATGTAATACAATATTAATATCATCTAACTTAAACAAATCCTCACAATGTGAAAGATATGTTAAATCGGTTTTTACCAATTCCAATCTATCTTGATATTGTCCCTTTAAGAAATTTAAATTTTCACTAAATCTTAAATCTACTGCATATACTTTTGCAGCATCTTCTTCTAAACATTTTTTAACTGCTGGTAATCCTACCAATCCATTTGCTCCCGTAACCAGAACGGTTTTTCCTTTTAATTCCATTTTATTTTTATTTTGTTGTGTAATCTATTTTTATTTTTTCAAATATCTCATCAAAACACTCATAGTTTTCAAATGAGTATATATGCTTTTGGTTATATAATAATATATCAATTATTGAATAATACCAATTATGTAATTCCTCAATTGGTATATTTTTTAATTTAAGTAATTCTTTTTCTAAAAGTAATATTCTTTTTTTAGGGTCTATTTCTGAATCGTAACTCTCATCTATAAATGGTTCAAATGTTTTAAAGCCCAGCCTCTTTAATTCTGCTAATGTTAGATAATCACCAAACACCAAAAATGGTTGTAGATTTGAAATTGGTTTAAATATTTTTTCTGAAAGGAAAACATTTGGTCCAAAAAATGTTTCAGTTACTAAATGAAAATATGAATCCGCATACCATTCTTTTTTATTATTTCTAACTCCAAATGCCTGTTTCTTATCAGATGGAACTTCTTTTGTATCATCTTCATACGGTAATAATGATTCTAATTGTGTTGTATATTTTTCAATATTTTCAAAGGTGTCATCATATACATTTGTTACGATACTTTTTAATTTATCTTTTTCTAATTGTTGTATAAATGTAAATAACCCATCTTTTAACAAATCATATTTTAATGCAAAATACCCCATCATAGTTCTTTGTGGTTTTTGCATTGTTCTATTTGGGGATAAAAATTTATGTTTTCTAATTTTAGTAGAATCCAAATCTTTTTCTTCAAATAATTCACACAAATACCCCAAATTACCAATCATTGGAAATGAATTTATTTCATCTGCGTATCCTCTTATAAATAAGTGTCCATTGTATATTTTTATTTTACTATCAGAATACATTTGATAATATTCAGAAAATTTACTTCCTCCTAAAATTATAATATTGGAACTATCAACTCCTAACTCATTTAATTGAAGTTCAAATTTTCGTATATTATTTGAATCATATAACGGGTCGTGTATCATATTTACCAATATCTTCACTTTACCCAATTTAATTAAATCAAATAATTCAGGTTTTATAATATCTTTTAAAAACCAACTATATTTTGTATCATTTAGTAAAAAATTGTTTTCACAATGTAGTGCAGAAAGTGTATCTTTTATTTCCAATGGATACACATATACAAAATCATCATCTTTAATTTGATTAAATGATACTATATTTTTAGGAAAATTTCTAGAAAAATAATTAAACAATTCCGAATGGTCAAATTTAATACTCTTTTCTTCCGATTGATATTGGAGCACCTGATACCAATCTAGTTTTAAATTATTTTTTAAAATATGTTGAATAAATTCCATAATAACAGGATGCATCCCATTACCAAATGGTTTTAATTGTCCTTGTTCAATATACCAATCGGTATATATTATTTTAAAATTTGAACCATGTATTGCATTCATATTAATATCTGTATATTTTTTTAACACTATTCCCTACATAATTGTTATCGTGAAAGAAACTTTCAAATAACAATTCATTTTTTATATAATCTTTAGTACACATTAAATTAAAAATATTATCTGAACTTTCTGGTGATATATTGTAATTTATATCGTTATTTATCATATCATTTACAAAATTTTTAATTCCATCTACTATTTTTATTTTATCACTAAAATATTTCTGATTGTGTGTATCTGCTTCGTTTACAAACTCATCATTAACAATATCGATATATGTTCCAACTTTATCTGTAAATACTGATTCAAAAAATATAATATTGTTTTTAAAATTACATTTTTCAAAATCATAAAAACCTTTTGTATTTTTCAAATCTATATTTCCTTTATAAGTCATATATCTACCTTTTAAATCTAAATCAAATGTTTTTTGTAAATAGTATTGAGTAGTTCCCTGATACCCACTATCAATCATATATACATTTTTACATTCTCCAATCGTATTATTAATATATTTTTTATATGAATCTCTTAATAGTTTGGCTTTGCCTAATATATCCGGAATACATAAATTTAAATTTGGTAATCTATTTAAAGTATCAATTTGAATATTAGTTTCTGTAACATAATTTAATCCAAATCTATCTTTAATCAATTCAGATAAAGTGCCTTGATATCTATGTAAATTAAATGATTCGTAGATATCATCTTCAGATACAAATGAAGATAGTGATGATAATTTTCTTGATGTTTTAAAATAAATTGAATTTGGTAAATTATATTTTATTTTAAAATCTTGATATAATTGATTAAGAAAATATCCTTCTCGTGAGTTAAATAAAATCAAATCACCATCTTTTATTTCATCTTTCAACCAATTAAAATAGTTAAATAATAATGGTCCAAAAAAGATGTAACCAAGTTCTTCTAATGATTCTGGATTTTTAACAATATGACCCATTATAAGTAAACTTTAAATGAAGGTATGCCAAGTGAAATCCACAAATCAATTATTTCTTGTTTATCATCAAACGCACAATACACATCATCTTTGATAAAATCATTGTACATTTTTCGTTTTAACTCTACATCTTTAATATAATGATTTTCTTCACCTCGCATGAACAATCCATCATATTTAACTCCATGCATTTCTAACCAATCCTGTGTAGAATTAAGTATCATTCGTGGTCTACTAGTTAGTATATAAATTCCATAATCATTATATAGGTGATTTATAATATCAATCATAGGTAAGTTAGGCCTATCTGATATTACATTTTTATAATCATATAAAACATCCCAATCGATACTATTATCAGATTTGGTTGCAAGTGCATACCTTTTTTTATTTATTGAAAGAGTATTATCTATATCGACTATAACAATCATTTTCGTAAACCTTGTTCTTCATAACTTACAGGTACTTTTATTCCTGTATTACACCCATTACAATTATCGCAAAATGTGATATATCCTAAATTTGTATATCCCAAATCGAATTTTATAAAATCTTCTTTTGATATTGTTTTTAAATCGACATAATCATTTTCATTTAATGGAAATAATTTTGTAAGTACTGCTGATGTATTCAAATGACAATAATAAAACTTACCATCGTTTAAACCTCTAAATGGTGCCGTACAACTATCAAAATGTTTAATTAATTCATCCGTTGGTAAATTGTTTTTAATTCTTAAATCACCAAAATCATACCATTCAATTTCAGTTCTAACATAGTGATTTATATCCCATTCTTTTAAAGTATTAATAACTCTTAATACTTTCTTTTGAATATTTTCTAATTTATCAGTATAATCACTAACACTTAAAATAACATCATTATTTTTTAATAACTCTAATGTGCTTTCTTTAGGTGAAATTGTACCATTTGTTGTAATTATAAATTTATCTATTTTATCTATATGTTTAGATAAAACATGCTTTATAATATCCTCAATTTGTGGATGTAAAAATGGTTCACCACCAACTAAATGAAACACACTAATATAATCAGTAATATTAAAAAATAAATCTATATCAGATTTAATTATTTCAATATCTCTGTGATTTGGTGAAACATAATGTGGCATAAACATATTACAATATGAGCATGCTAATGTACATTTTTCGGTAACTAAAACATCCGTTTGAAATATATGAACCATATTCTTATACTGTAATGGCCATATAGATGCAATGTGTTTATATGTAGTATAATCTACTTTGTTTTCTTCCAAATAATTTTTATAGTAATTTTTATAAACATCAGATGTTATAATTACTTTTTCATTTTTATTTAAATCAAAATCATCAATGTGAATTAATGGAATACCGCTTCTATCTATTTTAATATTTTTTGATTTTCTAAAAAACTTACTTATTTCATCAATATTATTTAATATAAATTTATCTTTAATATTATGGTCTACAATATATTTTATTTTTAATCTATCATTCCCCAATAAAAAATCCATAGTTCTAATGAATTGGACACACTCTTTACTTGCACCAAATAGTACATATTCCTTTTCAGTATCCCATTCAGATATGAAGTTATTAAAATCGTGTAAATTAGGATTGTATAACATATTAAAATACTACCCATTTACCACTTCCGTAGTGTGGATATTTTGATTTATATTCATAATGAATTACATCGGATGGAATATCTTTCTTTGTATTCCAAGTTGCTTCCGTTGGAGTGTAGGTTGAAACCGCATTATCTTCTACTATAAAATATACGGGTAAATCAAAGTTTCTAGCATATTTATGAACTTCATAAAATATACCACTTTCAAAACTCATATCTCCAACAAATACCCAAACCTTTTCATCACCACCTTTTTCTTTGATTCCCATCGCTACACCTAACGCAATCGATAAAGTACCTCCAACAATAGCAGATGCATAAAATTTCTCATCTATTTTACATAAAGTAATTGATTTACCATTCAATATTTCATTTTTAATCCATTCAGGTGAAATACCATGTAATAGTGCGTGATAGTGAGACCTCCAAGTTGAAAATACCCAATCATTAGCAGATATTCTTTTAAATATTTCTATGAGTTGTTCTTCATTACCATTTGATAGATGTATAGGTCCTCTGATTTTACCGTTTTCCCACTCTTCCACTATATCATTTTCAAAGTCAATTAAATCCTGTGGTGTGAGTGTAGTATCTACCTCATTTAAAGTTTTATATTGTTCTAAATTTTGTATCATTATCTATCTCTTTTTTGTAATATTGGATTATTTGTTGGCCATTCCATCTGATATTCGGGGTCGTTCCATTTAACAACACCTTGTTCGTCAGCATCGACATAACCGTCTTTATAAAATAAATTATAGTGAAACATACAATCGGTTAATGCATAATGACCATTTGCAAAACCTGGTGGAACTAATACTTGATTTCGCAATCTTTCTGAAATAATATACGATTCCCAATCTCCATAAGTAGGTGAATCTTTTCTCATATCTAATACAACTAAATAGATATCACCAACTGCTGCTTGAACTAATTTCCAAGTCTTATTATCCCAATGCAATCCTCTCAATACTCCTTTATAAGAACGAGAAAATCTTCCATGTACTTCACATTTACTATCGATATAATCGACTATTGGGTGTTCAATTGAATGAAATGTTGTCCATATTTCACCTCTATATTCTCTAAATACAGATGGTTGGAATGTTGGAACTTCATAACCAAATTTTTTCGATGGAGTAATTTGAAACTCATCCCATTTACTACTCATATTATGTATTGTTTGCGTACCCTAATGGAAACCCATTTCTAAACTCTGCTCCCATTTTTGGAACAATCATTTGATATGCTTGAATTAATTCTTCAATACCTCTATCCAACCCCCACTCTGGCACCCATCCAGTTTCCTCTAGCTTTGCGTTAGAAACTATGTAATCTCTCTTATCGGGGTCTTCGTAATAATCGTTGTATGCTACGGCAAAATCCTTTACGTGGGATTGAATCTTTTCTAATAATTCTTGCTTTGAAAGATTAGCATTACTCAACCCTACATTAAATACTTGACCTTTATATTTTTCGTAGTTTATAATCATAAATAAAAATGTAAATGCAACATCTTGAATGTGAATAAAATTTCTCTTAAAGTTTTTTTCAAATACTACGATATATTTATCTGTAATTGCTTTATAAACAAAATCGTTTACCAATAAATCGGTTCTCATTCTAGGTGATACACCAAATACAGTTGCCAATCGGAAAGTGATTGCCGATGTGGTTGCTCTTAAAAAAGTTTCAGCATCACACTTTGTTTGCCCATACACTGATATAGGTGTTAGTGGTGAATCTTCCGTACATTCAGTTTGCCCAACCCCAACACCGTAACCACTATTTGTGTTTGGATATAAAATCTTTTTATCCTTTGCAAATTTTACTATGTTACAAATTTGGTCAAAATTGATTTCCCTTGCCAGCTTTGGGTCTGCTGCACACGCAGGAAACCCAACAATTGCAGCTAATGGGATTATCACATCGGCTTCATTACACAATTTTTGTAAAAGAAATTCATTACGAACATCTCCATATATAAATTTGAATTTAGGATTTGAAGTATATTGTAATAATGACGTTTGGTTAAATAATAGTTTATCCAATACCACTACCTCATAGTTTTGTTCCAATAACATATTAACTAATACAGTACCTAAATAACCTGCACCACCTGTAACTAATATTTTCATAATTTTAGAAATAAATGTTCTTTTCTATATAAAATTGAGGATAATTTCCACTAAAACTAACATCCCACACTTTATATCTATTGTAATGATTAAAATCACATAAAAATGCAAAATTATTTCTATATGGATAATCGTAATTTAATTTTCGTAAATCATTATAAACTATATGTGAATAATCCGTTGCGTAGTTATCGATAAAATCTTGAATTTCTTCAATTTTTAATTTTTTGTTTAACACAAATGCCATTTCAAACTCAAAATCTCCAATACATTGATGTTCTTCTGGACCAATCATACTCCCACACCCAAACCAATAGAAAGAATGTTCGTATTTCATCTTTTCACCATCTTCAAATGCAATAGTTCCTACTAATTTTCCATTTTTATAACATTTGATAGTTCTTTCCAAAAAATGGTCACAAATCATAGCGTACTCATTGAATTCGTTAATTTCTTCTGGTAATAATCCAGTAAAAATTTGTTTTGCGTACATTTCAGTTCTGCCATCTTCAGTTTTTTTTGAAAACCAATATGTAAATCCAATCGAAATAACTCCCAAATTATCTTTATAAGCAGAAATACCTGAATGCATTCCATTTCTGGCAATTGCAAATGATTCTTTATTTGTAATTACGGTATCAGGAAATACTTTAAACTTTACGAATAAAGAAAAATCCTCATCCATATCTTTATCAATTCTTCTTGACACCGCATATCTACTTTCCGGCAAAACGAAAAATATACTATCTTTGTTTACTCTTAAACTCATATTTTTATTGTTGAACAAAAGTGATAAAATTCTTCTAATTCAGGGAATGTTTTACAAAAATCAGTTCCTCTACGTTTATCATGATTTGAGAAATATTGATAAAAACTATATCTATTTTTCATTTGTTGTGTTGCATCCTGCGGAGAAACCATCCAATCATAAATTCTTTTTACTTTTTGAACCTCAACATCAGAATATCCAATATGTTTTGGGTCAAATGATGGTGCCGCATAATATGTAATTAGTTTGGCTTGGTCCGTAATATGTTTAGCGTAATCAAAAGGAAGTACCTGAACCGTCTGATGTAGCGGGTATCGTAAATATGATGAATCTAAAAACACTGCAGAATTCCAATATCTATCGGTAGATGCGTATACATCTTTTAATGTGTAAATATTATGAATTAATTGTTCATAATTAAAAACACTTAACGCATTGTATGTAGACATGAATGTTATAATAGTTCTTGGACATTGTGTAAGAATTTTATTTACGTTATCCCAAAATTTATTGAATTCTAATCCAGTACGAATGTATTCTGCTTGCTCACCCCACGTATCCGTAGATGTAAATATTACAATTTCTTTTACCCTACCTTCATCCTCTATTTTTTTTATTTTTTCAATTAGTTTATCTATTAATTTATCAGGAACTCCTAAATTTGAATTAATTGCTAATTTTAATTCAGTATTTGGGTTTGGATGATTTAGAATGTAATCTAATACACCCCAAGTATCCTTTGACATTAACGGTTCACCACCAGTAATTCTAAAAGTGTGTAAATCTTTGTATAAATCAGGCCACCATTTCCAAAATGCTTCAACATAAGGATTATATTCTTTGTTTGGGATGGGTAATTTATCTTCATTTTTCATCCAATCAACTGAATTGAAATTGTCTAATGTTGGATACGCTCCAAATTCTTCAATTTCTTCCATCCATTTTGAACTGTATGCAGGACCACAATAGGAACATTTAAAATTACACGCATTTGAGAATGCAACTTCTACATACTTTGGATTAAAATCTTCTCTCCAATCAGATTGGATGATATCATTTATAAATGGATAAGACCAACTTTCACCTGATTTAAAAACTCTATCCGAAAAACGGTCTGAATTATCTTCCACTTTCCAACAATAATCACATTCGGTTGGTCTTGCTCCTTGTAACATTTCTTTTCTACGAAGTTTTTTGTATCTCGTATTGTGAAGTGCAGATGGATTTCGTGCAATTTCCGTTTCTGAAATTTTATGTGTTTGAGGGTGGTGACATGAGTGGTTATGCCCACTTTGTAATTGCAATGTTACCTGCGTCCATTTAGCGGCACACATACCTGGACCAACTGCATCTAACTCATCTTTAACTCTTAAATATATCGGATTTTCCGAATAACTTTTATCTTCTGCCATATTTTTATTTTAAACAATGAACATTTATTAATTTATGTTTATCGGAAATGATTTTAGTGCTAATATGTTTATACTTCATATTATTTATACCATCTTTTTTATAATCAATCTTACCCTGTTGCATTTCTAATACATATCTTCTTTCATTTCTAGCCGTTGTTTCTCCTTTAGCCCATTTATCAACACCTCCAACTTTAATTAACCCCTCGGTTTCATGTGGTAGACAGAAAAATTTACCATCTCTTCTATGCGGTAATATTACATGAGGTATTTGTATTTCTCTTTCCTCAATACTAACATTATACATTACACCATCATTTACTTCAGCCTGGTCTATTACAAATTTACCATCAGTTATTTCATCAAAATTATAATGTAATATTAAACCATCCGTTGAATATTCTTTATGTAATTTTGAAACATCTTCACTTGATAATGCTCTATTCCATAATTTAATATCGGCAATTTCACCTTTAAAAAAGGCGTGTGGTTCAAATGGTTCTACGGTAGATGTGTGTCCTATGTAAAATGGCTCTGTACCATATCTTTTTAAATTATAGTTGTATTCAACTGGAGATTGTGTGCCAGTTCCGTTTCTAGCATCACTTTCATTTCCATTCAAATAAAAATGCATTTTCTTTTCTAAATCATCAACTACCATTGTTACCCAAGTCCACTCACCTTCATAACGCTTGAACCATTGATATATGTGTTCTCTGTGTGAGTTCCACATCATACCAGTATATGCTCTACTGTTATTAAAGGATAATCCCCAATCATAACCTGGTTTTCTGAATATAGGATATTCAACAAATTTTCTTTCAGTATCACCAATTAACCAAATAGGAACTTTTTCTATTTGTTGTTCTGCTTTTACTAATACTGAAATCGTATGTGAATTAGATATTGCCATTCTAGTTTGTTCTGTGGATGGTATTTTAATATAAGATTGCTTACCATCAAATAGTGCCACATTTTTTACTTTAGCAAAATCAATAGTTTGTTTATCCACATATCCTTCCATAACACATCTCCAAAAAAGGTCATCATCTTCCATACCCCAATCCCAATAGTCATTTGAATAACCATTAGTTGCTAAAACTTGTTCTTTTGTAAAAACAACCGCACCACCAAAGTATTCCTGATATTTTAATTGATAATCAGATTGTGAAATACGAACTGCAATGTGTTGTGGATTTTCTTCTGGATATGAATAATCACAACTATCATCTTCAGGCACCATATCAATATCATGCCAAACAATATAATCACATCCATCATCAATTGCGTGCTTTGCAGCAATATTTTTCATCAATCCTCTGTTGAATAAATATTCATCACATTGATGTGCAATATAAATGGTATGGTCAATTCCTTTCTTTGTTAAGAAATTAGTAACCCAAGGAACAAATTTATTCATGTGTTCCTCTCTGTTTCTATATGGTACGCAAACACCTAACTTATGTCCCATTCTACAATAATACCGATAGATGATGATAGTTATTCATTGTTACATCATTTAATACTTGATATAAACAACTATTTAAACCATCTTTATCTGTGTTATATAATTTAGTTTTAACTTGATTTAAAAATCTTAATTGGTTTATACGAGTTTCTCTGTGAACCCAGTTTTTCTCATTCCAACTATTTGTTTTATGAGATAATAATTTAAATAAAGATTTTCTTCTATATGGAACTGCCATTTCTCTACCCAATGATTCATGTGATTTTATGAAATGGCAATTGTGTATTTCTCCGTTATTATTATTAAATGATAAATCTAATAAAGTATCTTCTTTATAGAATTTAAAATCATAATATAATTGTAAATGTTGTGCGGATTTATAACCTCTAAAATTTTCTAATAAAGAATTTTCTAAAACATTGTCAGATAATATTTCAATTTCTTTATCTTTTAATTTACAATCATATATTGCAAATTCGGAAATCATTCCATAAAAAAAGTTTTGATTAGAATCTCTTTCTGGTGAACCAACTCCTAAATAAAAATATTCTTCATTTGAATAATCTTTAGGTGCATGTTTTACTTTTTCAGTATTAACTAACGTACCATCTTTATAAAAAGAAATTTGGTTTTTTTCATAATCAAAAGTTAAACAGATTTGAGTAAAATGATTAGTTAATATTTCTGAATTAATAGAAGTGCAGTTATCAGTATTATCCCAAAAATCTATTTTATATCTTCTAAATGAATTATAACTTATATTTGTATCATAACCAGGTATAGAAAATACAGTATACTCATCATAATCATTATTTGGGTTAGATGTTATTTCATCTGGCTTAAATGTTATTAATATTGTAGTATCCTTTTCAAAATCTAATAATTCTTTTTTTGGTATTTTTATATAAGAATCGTTTCCACTAAATGATAATCCGTATAATTTTTTGGTTTCATTTTTACCAATTATTTTAGAATCTAATGGAATTTTTTTCTGATTTACTCTAAATAAAAGGTCGTCATCTTCAAATCCCCATCCCCAATATAAATTGGAATACCCGTTTATTCGTTCAAATGTATCGGAACTAAACATAGTTACACCACCAAAATAGTCATCAAATGATAAGTTTTTAGATTTATCATATTCTAATTCAAAATTAGTTGCAAGATGCATAGGTAATTCAGAATAAGAATAATCAACCTCAATTGGTAACATATCCACATCATGAAATACAACATAACCACATCCTAATTCTTTTGCTTTAATATATCCAATATTTAATAACTTTCCTCTATTAAACGGTTTATCATCAGTTTGTTCAACTACAATAATTTCGTGTTTAATTTTTTTGGATTTTAAATATGAAGATGTTATTTCACCGAATCGGGTGAGATGTGATTCTCTATCTCTATATGGTACAATTATTCCTAATTTCATTTAGATTATACTTTTTCGATATCTTTTTTAGGTCTTGCTCTACGAGGTGGTGGTAATTCTGCCCCTTCTTCGGTTTGGGCAGGTTCTGTTGGAACATTTCCAGCAAAAGGTTTTTCTGAATTTGATGATGCACCATTTTCTTTTGCAATATTATAGAATTCATACAGATAATACGCAACTCTATCACTCCACTCTGATTTGTTAATTTCTTCAAACCAAATAGTAAGTGCATCTAATGAGTTTGCAATTTTTTCTAATGCTTTTACTTTTCTAGTTTCTAACACAACTGATTCTAAATTTTCGTTTGTAGAAGGTGTTGTATCAGACTGTAACTTAATTTTTGCCATTTTATTTTTATATTTTAATTTGATGCTTATAAACTCCTGTTTTAATTTCTTCGGTTGATATTAAATCGTATGATAATGTATTCAAACCAAATTTATCAGTATCTAATATATCAGTTGCAATTTCATAAAAGAAAATATTTTCATTTTCTTCAAATATTTCATTTTTTTCTGTCCAATTATAGTTCTCTAATTTAGTAAATTTTTTTGAATTTTCCAAGATTTGAAACCGTCCATTTGATTGTTCTGGCATATCAAATTCATAAGATAAATTCAATTCTTCGGAATATGTTTCCTGATGTATTCCAGTTGATACTATTCTTGGATTTGAAAATGTTTTAGAATCATCTACATAAAAATCTCCAAATTTTTTATCAAATGGTACATTTATAACCGCTTCAAAATTTGTAGTTATTGTATTGTTTGTTGTTTTGTATCCGTCTGTATATAATTTTATTATTTCAGAATCTGCTAACGCGTAATCAAATAATAATAAGTTGGATATTTTGCCACTAAATGAATTTTTAAATGCTAAACTACCAATCCATAAATCTTTTCCTTTAAAATCCATTAAATGTTTTGGTAATTTATCTAATGTTTGCACAATTTTACCATCAACATATAAACTGGCTTTTTTCTTATCCATATCAACCTTTAATGATAGGTTTATCCATTGATTGGCATGAGATTTATGTGGATACCACATTTGATGTAAATTATTATCATCACTCCACAATTGAACTACAATTGCTTCATTTTTCATAATAAAAATTCCCATATCATATCCTTGTTTTCCAATAATACACCCATTATTTGATTGGTTGTTATTGATAAAAACATTCATTGATATTGTAAATGAATCTTCAAAAATATAATCGGTTGTTTTATTTGCTCTTACAAATACACAATTATTTTCATTTGATTCAAACGGATATATTGTTTTTTTAATGTATTTATTTACCTCTTTTACATCTGTTAAAACATGCGGTTTATATATATTTTTAGTAAAAAATCTTTTTGCAGATAATAATTTGTGTTTTTTTAATCTATACAAAAAATCTATCCAATGAAAAGAACCTCCCCAATAATCATTACTAAATCCGTTTGCTTCGAAGAAATTTTCTTTTGTAATTTTAAAAGCACCACCTACCCAATGTGGATATGGTTTTAAATTTGGACAAAGGTGAGTTGGATAGTATTCAAAATCGTAATTGCACGATTCCTGTTTAGGTAAAATATCTATATCATGGAATACATAATAATCTGAACGATTTTGTGTTATGGATGCACCAATATTGCATAACTTTCCATAATTGAAATAAACATCTGCATCAATTTGTTCTATGAAATGAATTTCGTAATCCGTTTTATCTTTTAAAAAGTATTCCATGTGACCCACAAAGGTATATAGGTCTTGTAAACGATTGGAGTACGGTACTATAATTGATAACTTTTTATTGTTCATCATTTTAATAACCTATTTTATATAGATATAATTTTTTTAAATAATTTATCCCAATTTTTATAATTTTCATAGTTCGCAGTTGGGCAATATTCAAACATATATGTTACATCATCATCAATTGGCATTTGAAAGTTTTCTCTCCGAAGTGCTTGGTACATTTTTAAATATTCATCTGAAAATGCATAATCTTTTCTAATATCTGCTACTGATTTAATTCTATCTATACAAGTAGAATCCCATTTAAAATGATGAACCTGAACATTATACTCATCAACGGGTGCAATTAATGGGTGATTCCATCCCATCCATTTCCAAGTTGTTTGTCCATCAATTTTAGCATAATGTTGTCCTGATGTTAATTCAATATTTCCTTTTACTATACAAATTTTGTTTGGACATGCTCCACTCATTGGGTATCTGAAAAATCCAGCATACGGAAATTGCTCAAATATATTATCAGTTTGATTTATTTTACTAAATTCACCATCTTCCCCAATTCTATCTATAAATCCACCTCTTACTAATTCCCACCCGTTATTATTACAATCCGCTATTATTTCTGATAATGGTTTTGAATATAAATGAAACTCATCATCATCCGATATTACCCACCAATCATTAGGATATTTTGATTTTTCTTCGTTGTATAATTTGGTAACTAATTCCCAATTATATTTTTCTCCAATTGCTCTTCTTACTATTTTCGCATTTGAAAATTGTGAAACAATATCGGATACATCATTGTATGTACTAACACCTTCCCATTCATATACAACCACCCACATCTCATCTACTAAATCGGCATAATGCTTTAGCATGTGATATAAAGTGTTTGTTCTACTACCTGTTACTGTAACTAATCTAATCATTTTCTTTTAACTAATGTTAATCCAGTTGATGCTGGTTTATTTTTTTGAATACCAAAATTAAAAAGGTCAAATACTTCCCAATTTGGATTATCCTTTAATTCTTTTGCAAATACAATTGGTCCGTGCCAATCATCAAAATCACCTCTATCTTTTACTTCGTTTGTAACGATGTAACTATCTGCATAGTTAGGGTCGGTATCGTGGATTGAAATGATTCCATTTGGAGAAAGTAATTGTGAGTATAACTCAAAATCTTCTTTAACATTTTCATAACTATGCCCTGCATCAATATGCAAATAATCTATCTGAATATCATTGAGAACAAAATAATTATGAAATGCTTCTTCTGTTGTTTTATTAATAATTCGTGGATGAAATGTTCTTCTAAAAAAAGATTCTTCTCTGAACCAATTTACATTACCCCCAATACCATTCATCGCATCAACTACATAAGTAACTCCAATATCTCCCCAATTTAAATCAGGATTTCCTTCAAATATTTTCTGATTATATAAATCATATCTAGCCTGTGTCATTAATCTTGGAATAAATCCACCACCACTTCCCAAACATACACAAGTTTTTGCTCTCATATACTGGATGATGGAATACACAATTAATCCATCACCTAAATGTAAATCAGTTGCACCATGAGACCATCTATAAGGAACTGGAGAATCTTCTTGTTCCTGATACTCATTGAATTCGATATTATTTGTTATAGTATTTTTTATGTATTGTAAATCTTGTAGCATTAGATTAGTTGATAAAGTAAAGTGATTACAATATACTAAAAAAAATTCACATTTACAAAACTTTATTCAGTTATTTTAGTATAATATTTTTCAACTTCATCTTTAATTTTTGGCCATAGAAAATTTGTAAAGAAATCGATTGATTGTTCTTTTGATGGATGATTTTTACCACCCAACATTGGTTCGTTTTTGTTGACAAAGTATTCTAGCATACCACCACCAAATCCATTTACCCTAACATCATCTGTAAATATAAATTTACTAAAATCAATTTTTTCTAATAGTTCTGATATTATATTTGCTTCGAACCATGAATCGTCAAATGGTTCTAATTTATCAAACAAACTTTCTGTTTTTAGTATAGAATAATTTCCTGCGTCTGAATCTGTTTTTTTTTGAAGAATCTGTAACTTGTTTACTGCAACATCCATTTGAAATAAATTACCTATACAAAACATTTTATATGGTATATTTTTTTCTTTAAAATACTGTTGAGTATGATATATACTTTCTAATGTTTGCAATATAGCACCATGTATTGAATAATATTTTTCAAAGAATTCTTTTCCATATCCTGATATATCAGTTCCGTTTAACATATAGTTTATTTTACCAATTCTTTCAGGATGCATATTCATTCTTGGAAAGTTTTTTGCTCTATCCTCATCTACAAATACAGGATAATCCCATCTATCGATTGTAGACCATTGAACTATTGCATAATCCACTTTCCAATGTGGTTTTAGTGCGTTATTATACTGTAATGAATTTAAAAACTTAAATACTTTTCTCCTCATTATGTCATTTCCAGAACCACCACAACCTGCATTATATACATCAAATGGTTCCGCTGATTTTTTATTATCAAATAAAGAATATCCTTCCGTTTCAAACCCAATAGGCCAGTTTTCATCTCCAGCAGAAAACGAGCATCCGTTTATTAATATCATAATAATTTATTTATATTATTCATTATATTGCAATAATGTGTTATCAATTTTTGTTTATTTTCTTTTAATATAGGTGTTTTTTGAATAAATGTATTTTTAGCATCGTTTATATTTTTATTTTTTAAAAAATCTACTATCATATCAATTTGTTCTAATTCATTTTTTGTTTGAATTCCTTGTAAACCAAAATCATCTAAAAACAAATCTATACCAATTCTTTTATATTCACTATATACTTTATTGGAACCAAATATCAATGGAAGTTTTTCCGATAATATTGGTTTTATAGATTTTTCTGTAAAAAATCCATATTTTAAATTAAAAATACAATGTGTTTCACCAACTACTTCAAAATATGATAAATCGTATTCTTTTTCTCTAAAATAATAAAGTAAATGGTCAAACTCAAATGGAGCATTCAAAGGTGTAATATTTATTTCATTTCTTATAGATTGTAATTTATTAAAATTTTCTTTTGTAAAATATTTTATATGATTATCGGTATGCGTGTTAGTATGGTCTGTATATATGTATCCTTCTCTAACTGCTTGTAAATATTCTATTAAAAATTTTTCATTTATACAATTTAAACCTGTTTTTAATATATCCGATTCTTTTGCTTTTAATAAAAACTGAACTCTATGAAATCTTGGTTTTAATGCCTGACTACTATACACATATAGTTTTTCAGTATTATGTGATATATTTAGATTTTTAAATATATTATAAAAATTATCATTATATGCTAATTTACCAGTAGTATGATTTGGAAATAAAAAATTTGTAAATTGTCCTTCGGCCATCAAATGAAACATACAATAGAATGAATCGTAGTGAAAGTTTTTATCTCCATCAAACAATTCATAATCTGTCATTTTAATATGATTAAATTTAAAATCATATCTAAAATATTGTTCATCTTTTTCGTACTCAACTGCTTCTAAAAATGCAAAATTAAATAAAACTTTTGCATTACGTTCAACATACAGCTGTTCCAATTTATTAAATTCAATTGGATTTTTTTTCATTAATGGTAAATAAAATTCACTCCATATTTTTCTATCAATAACAATTATTAAATTATCAATTGGGTTTGAATACATTAAATCAAAAGTTGTTATACCATCAAATGATTTTAATTTATTTAATACATTATATGGGTTTTGTATATAGTGATGTATTTTAATTTTTTCACCAGCATTATCTATAACAATTTCATGATGTTTTTCTATTTTTATTGGGGTTACGGAAATCAAATTTGCTTCTGGAAACAAATTCTGTAACTCATTATATGTTGCTAATATATTTAATGACCTCATTTATCCAATTTTGTTTGTTTGTATAGAAATATAATCTTGTTGATAGTTTATGAAATTCAGCATTAACTATATCCATATCATTTTCTAAAATTTCTAAATATTTTTGATGAAATTCTCCTTTACTACTTGCTCTATATTTGTAATCAATATGTGGCATCCAATCGGTATGTATAATTGGAATTTTACCATTATCAATTGCATCAAAAATTGCGTATCCAAACGGTTCTTTAGTATAACATCCGTGAAATATTTGAAAATTACTTTCAAAAAACTTTTGATGGAACCGATAATCAAATTCTATAAATCTATGGTATTCGGAATTTATTTTAGAACCTTCCAACATTCGTTTGTAATCATATTTGTTTGAAAATATAATTGATGGAATGTAATCTAAATAATGTGCGTTTTTTCGGGTTTCACATCTAGCAGCATACCCAATTTTGTTAGATATAACTCCTGTAAATGGTTTTTTATTTTTCCATTCGTAATAATTTGTGATTGTAATAGTATTTGGATACATTTTATGTATAGTATCAGATTCATATCCAATCCAAACTATATTATCAGAGTTATCTAATATTTCTTTTTGCCATTCCCAATCAATACGAGTCATTAGATTTTCGTACTCATCGTTTAATCCCAACATATCAGGAATAAATGCATGAACAAAGGTTGTGTGGGTTTTGTGAAGATATTTTTTGATTATAAGATTTGGTTTGTATGAGTGGTGGAGAAAAATTATTTTATCACACTCATCTAATATCTTATCTATTTCCTCATCGTTTTGGAAAGTGTAAATTGCACCTTCTTCTGGTAACAAAGGTCTACCATCAACTACAATTTTGTAATCGTCTTTTACTAATGGTAATATATTTTCGAAAAAGTTATTACACCATAAATCAGCTCCGCCAATAACATTTTTTCCATAACCTGTTGTGATAAATACTATCATATAGAACCACTAATCAATAACTTATTTATTTTAAACTTATAGATGCCTGCCTTATATGATTATTCGGCAGATTCTACAGGAATTAAAATGTATTTTTGCGTATCACCACACTCATTTGGCTCATCGGTATAAATTTCTTGATTTGTACCAAGCCATTCCATTGCTTGTTCAATAGTTAATGATTCACATCCTTCAACTGCTGTATCTGTGCCAGATATTACTATTTTCCAAATTTGTTCCATAATTGTGAGGTTTATTTACTATAAATATAATATTTTTAACAAAACAGTATTAGTTTAATAGTTTTTGAAATATGGTTTCCATTTCTGAATAATCATTTAAGTATTCCATCAGTTTATATCTATTTTGTATAGATTTTTCTAAAGATTTATTATATTGTTCTTCTATTTCATTATCAGATGTATTATATAACCATTCTGAAAATAAATTTATACTTTTTTCCACATCTTCAAATGTATTTATATTTTCTATAAAATCAAAATTTAATAAATAAAATCCCATATTTTTAAGTTCATTTAATGTATCAGAACAAGCTACCAATAATATAGGTTTACCAAAAAACAATCCTTTAAATGTTTTCTCCGTAATAAATCTTTCACTATTATTTCTATAATCTAATGTTTCAAATATTAAATTGTAATTACAATAAAGATAATCGTTTATTGCTTCAAAGTGTTTATATTTGGGATACAATAAATCGTATGCATCATTAGCAGAATCCTTTGGATTTAACATTTTTTGAATTAAAGGATTTGAATTTAATAATTCAGTTCTCCAACTTCCAGTTTTATATGCTCTTACATAAGAAAATAATTTTGATTTAGATGTATCATATTTGGGTAATGGCATATTATTTATTAACTCTTCCAAGTAATAATATCCTATATAGTATTTAAAATACCTAAATGGAAATAGTAAATCAAAATAAAAATTAGGTTCTTTTTCTAATAAAGGTCTTTTGGAACCTGAAAGTATTAAATCATATTCAATTTCTTGTATTTTTTTCACAAACTCCATCTCAAACACCTCACCATAATGCCATATAAATACCTTTTTTATATTGGGGCAATCTATGTTTAATTGAAATATTTTATCATCAATCAATTTACTTTCTAAATTTTCTACAAATATCACACATCTGTTAAAACTTTTAAAAAATTGATTTGATTCTTTTAAAAAATCAGTCATGCGATTGTAAAAATATATTTTACTATTTAATCCTCTATGATAATATATTTGTTTATCGGAATTGTCAAACTCTTTTGCATCAAATTCAGATAAATATTCTAAATTTTCTTTACCAAACATACCAAGCATTATTGGTATTTGATTTGAGTAATGTATAAATACTATTAGATTTTCCTTCATTATATTCCTCCGCCTCCTCCCGAATCCGCTTCAATAAAATGTACAAATATCGCTTGTACATTATTAATATCGTTCCAAGGTATAGTTATTGTTAAATCAGAAACAGTTCCACCATCGGAAAAATAAGTATTAAAACTATTAACCGGGGTTCCATCTGGTCCGTTTCCATTGATACTACAATTTTCTATTGTTGGAGATACACCACATTGGTCGGATATTCCTCTATATCTTCCACTAGATTTACTATTAACTACAATTTCAAAACCACTTGAATAATTATTTAGGTAATCCCAATAGATATCAAACCTACCACATCCTCCCAATCCAGTATTACCAAGAACCCCTGCTAACGAACGAGGATTGAATGAACCACAATTGGAAACATAAATTGATGTGTAATTGTTATGAATTTTACTTCTTGGGATTTTTATTTCACCATAAGTATAAGCAAGACTGTCTACCATAAAAGCCTGAATTCCACCTGCTAATCCAATATTGGTTTCAAAATCAAAAAATAAAGAATCACCAAATCCACTTACATTTTGTGTTTGGTCATTTGAACCACCCAAAGTTAAATCAGGAATATATTGATTTTCTGCTATATTAGGCCAACGAATTTCAATTGGAAAAAACGCGTAAGGAGTTGATGAGCCAGCTAAAACGGCACCAGTGCCTGATAAGTGATTACCCAATGCTATTTTTGAAGTTGGTATTGTTATAATTGACATACTACTTATTTAATAACTTTTTAATTGATGTTATTTCATTTTTTAATTCAGTAATTTCACCATTTTGTTCTTTTATTCCTTCAATCAATAAGGCAATTATCTTTTCGTAATCAACTCCTAAATATCCATCACCCTTTTCCTTTACAACTTCTGGTAATACTTCTTGAATTTCTTGTGCTAAAACTCCTACTTCTTGAACATTTTTTGGTTTGTTAGAAATACCGTTCCAATTAAATGTATATCCTCCAATTTTTTTAATTTTATCCATTGGATTTGAAATAGGAATAATATTTTCTTTTAATCTCTTATCGGAACTAGCTAATGCGTAAACATCACCAGTTGCTCTTATATCACCATTTATAGTTAGAACACCACTAGATACTGAAAATTCACCAACTGATAAATTTGTTATTGAACCATTGGTTGCACTTAAAGTAGAAAATGTACTTAATCCAGAAAAGTTTGATGAACCCTTTACGGTTAAAAAATTAGTGGCAGATAAACTTGTATCAACTTTAAATTGATTTGAACCATATAGTGATTGTAATCCTGCTTGGCAAATTTCAACACTTCTAGGTGCACTACCAACTACGGCATTTACCCCACTAAAATTTGGAGTTTTTAAAGTAATACTTTCACCACCAACTAAATAATTTACTCCAATTTGATGTTTTATTCTAACATTATATGTTCCACCTGAAGGTATTACTATAGAACCACCTCCAGTAGATGTTATACCTCGTTCATAATTAGGAGCATTATAAAATACATAACCCGATGCAATAAGTGCTTCGCCCACTCCCACAACTTCTAAACTTACCCAATGGTAAGTTTGAACATAAGTTGCAGTAGATATTTGCATCCAATATGAAGTACCTGCCGAATTGGAAATCATTGATGCTATCTCCGCATCTGTTATTGAAACCTCTGTTCCAGCTGCAACAACACCCGTTGATACATTGTTTGAATAGAATGTAGTACTTGCTTCAGACTGTAAGTTTTGTCCAAAAATTGCACCATTTCTTACTACTGAATCTGTACCACTAAAATCAGATAAAGCGGATGTAGAACTTCCTATTCTAAATGAAGTATCATCCGTCATAATTACTGCATTTCTAGAACCATCTTTTATAAAGAATCCTAAATCATTTGAGTTAATTTCTATTGTACCAGTACTCGTTTTACTTATTTTATCGGTAGAAATTGACCAACCTCCAATTGTAGCACCTAACGCGGATAATTCACTTACTGTTATTTTATCTGCCGTTACAGAACCAGCTGCAATCTTACCCGCAGTTATGGCATTTGTAGCAATTTTATCTGCAACTATTGCGTTCGCTGCTATTTTATCGGCAATTATTGCATTCGCTGCTATTTTACCAGAAGTAACTGCATCTGTTGCAATATTTCCCGCTTGTACTGCATTAGCAGCTAATTCTGTATTTGTTACGGTACTTAATGTTGCCAAACCACCCAATCCTGTAACTTGTCCAGTTGATACGGTGTTTTGAGTTGCCAAAGTCCCCAATCCTGTAACTTGTCCAGTTGATACGGTGTTTTGAGTTGCAAGGCCTCCTAATCCTGTAACTTGTCCAGTTGATACGGTGTTTTGAGTTGCAAGGCCTCCCAATCCACTCACCGTTCCAACTGGAACACTACTACCAACAGCTATGTTACCAACTATATTTAGAGTAGTTCCATCCCATGTTAATGAATTTGATGCAGATTTTAAAGATAACCTTCCAGTTGTTCCATTACTACCTATAAATGCACCAATTTGGTCATATCCTTTCGTTGCTTGTCCAATTGAAATAAACGGAGATGTTGTGCCACCTGCAATTGTAATATTAGCATTACCTGATGAATTTGTTCCAACATTTATTGTGTTTTGTACAAATGATTCTTTAGATATAAACATTTCAGCAGCTACAAAAAATGAATCTGTTCCGAGTGATTGCCAAAATGTGGTTTGAGTATCCGGTTGTTTATTTAAATTTGCAGATGCATTTGTTTTTGTAGCATAATAAGTTCCACTATACAACACCACATCTTTACGTGTTGGGTCTTGACTAACACTATTGTAAGTTGTAGTAGAATTCCAAGGACCTCTAAACACTACACCTGGCCCGTCTCCCCCAGTCGCTCCGGGTGCACCATCTGCTCCGTTCGTTCCATTGGTTCCGTTCGTTCCATTGGTTCCATTAGCCCCTGCTGCTCCAGTAGGAACTTTTGTTGCTCTAACAATTATCGTTTGAGTTTGTCCAGTCGTACCTTCACTATCAGTATGTGTTACTGTTAATGTTACCGATGCTTCTGCTGCATTCATTACCGCAGATGTCATTGTTAATGTTGCACTACTAACAGTTGGTGGAGTTGAGAATCCTGAAGTAGATGCAATGGTCATAGAAGTAAATCTACTAGTTGTTCCTTCTAATGCACTTATAGTTACATTTGATAAAGTTCCAGTTTGCGTTCCTGCTGCATTAGCCAATACAGATTGCGCTTGAGGTGAAGCAGAAATTAATACCAATGGAACTGCTTTTTTAACTTTTGATAAACTTAATGTATCGGTTACAGTTCTACTTGTTCCTTCAGAATCAGTTACAATTGCACTTATATTTACAGTTGTGGAATTTATTCCATCCGCTAAAGTTTGATTACTCAAAGTTACTACTCCAGTTGTATTATTTACTGTTAAACTCCCACCAGTATCTACTCTAGTTGCAGTTAATGTTGCTGGTAAAGTGATAGTAGAACCATTGTAAGTTTCTTTTACAACTATCGTTGAATCTAAAAATGAATCAATTTGTGCACCTGTTGATTTAGCAGTTACACTTTGGTCTTTTGGTGTTGATGATATAGCTAAAACAGGTGCTGCTTTTTTATTTTTAGTATAAGTTACGTTTTTTATAATAGAAGTTGTATCACCTGCTCCATCCTTATAACTAATTGTTATATCCAATGAACCCGAATCTTGAGTAAGATTTGTAATACTGTATGAGTTTGTTGTTGGATTACTATTATTTCCACCATTTGGAGTACATCCAATTCCACTTAAATTTGTTATAGCAAACGTATTATTTGCTCTAATACTATCATTATCATCATCAAATGAAATACTCTCATTACCCACTTTAACAGTCACCGAACCACTTGTCAATATGAATGAACCACTTGCTATAAATCCATTTGAAAGTGATGGAAGTGATGCGTTATCATTTGTGAGAGTTGCGGATAATCCATCTAATATTTTTACAGGAGTTATTTTTATTGCATCAGAAAATTGATTACCAAATTGGTCTGAACCTGAAATGAAGTATGTAGTCTCTCCCGTTCCAAAGGAATAATCAGTTCCAGCTATTGTATAGGTATCTACGCCGTTTGTTGAGTTAGTAGATACCAATGTCAATGGTGGTTTACCACTTCCTGAATTTACAGTTAATGGAGTTGTTGCCGATGCTAAATTCTTACGTTTAGCTTCGATTGTTATTGTTTGACCCGATGGGTTTATTGATAAATCTGTTGCTTTATAAATAAATTGATTTGTATTAGATGTTACAAAAACACCAGGTGCATTATCACCATCTTCAAATCTGTATACAGTTTCAAATTGTTCTAATCCTTCACACGATGCAGTATATGTAATTGAACCAACTAATACAGATGCTACACTACCAGTAAAATTTGCAATAGTTAATGTTGCACCCGCATCACTTACATTTGTTAATGTTCCAGGATAAGTTCCTGCATAGGATGCGGGTACTATATAATTACCGCCAATATCAAATGCAGATGATGCGTATGTAACTGAACCTGTTAAATTTGATTTTGAAACTTTAAATCCTAATTGTTGAAATGCAGGATTACCAAATGAACCAGTAGAAAATCTAAATGCAGTTCTATCTGAATCAAATGTTAACAATTTAGTGGCTACTCCACTTGTCCCACCCGTAAAATTTGCACTCTGTGTTACTGCAACTGGAACAAAATTGTTATTTACATCATAAAATTCAAATTTAAAATTATAAGTTTCATTACCAATGACTGTGGGCATTGTAGTAATAAAGGAGATTTCATCAGGTGAAAATGCCGTATCTTCGGAAAGTCTTAAACTTATATTTCCAACATGCCATTCACCTTGCGATTGTGAAAAATATAAAGAACCACTTTGAAAATCGGAATCTAATTTAAATGGAATAACCGTATCTGATAGATTTTTTGTGGGGGTTATTCCATTTAATGTACCAATTAAAACATCACCACCATCCGAGCCACTTATGTATATTCCTAAATTACTTGCGGTAGATGATGAGTAAAACGCATCTAAATTTAACTCATACGTGTTTGATGCTTTTATGTCCAACGATTGTGAGTAAGTTAATAATCCACTTCCGTTTAATTTTAATCCACTTTCAACTCTACTAGATGTTAATTGGGCAGTTAATGAACCAGTATTCCAAAATAAAGGTAATACTTCCGATGTAAATGTTCCAGTATTTCCTATAACACTTCCTGTTAATTGGGTAGTTGTTAATAATTCTTTTGATTCTACTAATATATCTTGTATTAAATTAAAATCAGAAATATCTCCTTCAGAAGTTCTGAATACTTTTACTCGTTTTACATCACCTGCAAATGTTTCTAATTGTGAAAGTTTAATTTCTGCAAAAGATTGATTTATACCAGAATCAACCTTTGAACCACTTTCTATTCTGTATATTGGGGATAGTATTTCTGTAATAGTAGCAGTTGGTCTACGATAAAAACGAATTTTAGTAGTATTTGCCAATGTAGGATTTACATTAACACTTCTCTGCCACTTTACATTGTAAGTACCTTGCCAATCAATTGGTATTGGTGTTAATAAACCATTACCATCATAGTATGAGCTTAATTCACCTAATATTGTAATTGTACACGGACCATACGCAGTTGTATCTGGATAAACATATACCGCTACAACTTTTGATACCCCTTCATAGTATTCACTAATAAACGATTCTCCGTTTATAGATGACGATACTATACCTTCACCAGGTTCATGATATATAGTATTTCCTGCAGCATCTTTAATTTCAATTTTAACTAAAGTATCGGCTACTAATTCCTTTGAACCTGCTATTAAAAATGCGTTCTTACCACCAGTAAATGCATCTGGTATTTCTGTTACATTGAAGTAGGTACTATTTGGAGCAGTATCTACTACAAATGTATTATACTTATCTAAATTTTCAGCAAAAAGCGTTTTCTTTATTACGGCCATTATAAAATATCTTTACTATAAATATTCTTAAAAAATAAATCTAACATATTTATATAAAGAAAACTAATAAATACTTTATTAAACTAAAGATAACTAAAGAGTTATGAAATACGCGATGTTACAAATAAAAAAAGAAACCCACGAACTTCTCAAAAATTATTGTGAAGAACATGGGTTTAAAATGGGAAGTTTAGTAGAAAACTTAATTAAAAAACATATTGGAGTTCCTAAAATTCAAAACGGTGTGTTAAAAGCAGATAAAATTAAATCTTTCTAATCTTCATGTGAGTAGAATGATACTATATTATATTTAATATCATTCTGTACTTTTTCAACTTCATGAAATAAATTTTTATCAGAATCCAATACTACAAAATTAGGAAAAATTGGATTTACTTTAATATCATTTCCATTTAAATCATGTAATATCAAATGTCCACCATTTGATTCACTCCATTCGTTATTTAAAAAATATAAAAATACACATATTCTGTTATGAGGTTTTCCATCATCATGTAATTTTATCTCACATCCATTATCGTAAAATTGTAATTTTGTATTTCCAGTAAATTTATTAAATAATTTTTCAGGATAATATTTTCTTACAAAGTTTTTTTGAAAATCTCTTAATACTTCATTGTTTATTCTATTAGTTATTTCAGAATCCATAGAAGTACCAAATACCCAAGTTGGATAGAATCCACATTCTTCAATTTTTTTCAATTGATATTGGTGTGCTTTATTATAAACATAATCGGCAGTATCTAAATCGTTATCTCTTGCTAAATAATTATCATAAACCAATTCTTCCATATAAGATTGGTCATTATATTTAAACCAATAATCATATCTAGAATATCTTACAAAATTTGTATTATCTATATAATTTTTTATTTGTTTAAAACCATCTAAATCAATTAGTTCGGAATAATCTTCCAACTTACCGTAAATGTATCCACTATTTCTGTAATTTTCTATACTTTCCATTAAAAATTAATTTTACTATATCCATTTTCTTTTTTAATTTCTATTAATCCATCTACTATATCTCTCATTTGTTCTAAATGTGAAATTATCCATATAAAATCAAATTGAGTTTTAAGATACTGCATCATCATAAATAGGGATGATAAGTTATCCGAATCCAATGTACCAAATCCTTCATCTATTACTAAAAAGTTTGGACGAGGTAAGTTACATACATTAATGAGTGCTACTCTAATTGCTAATCCACTAACAAATTTTTCCATACCACTACACATTTCTAGTCCCCACTCCTGGTCATCATATACAATTTTAGCATTAATTGATTTACCATCCATCTCCATCGTAACTCCAAAATCAACTACTTGTGCTAAAATATTATTTACTTCGTTTTCTATTACTGGCAATGCCTTTGAAATTAATTCATAAGGTATTCCATCTCTCTTCACTGCATCCAAATAATAGGTGTACAGGCGGTTCTTTTCTTCCAATACCTTAACATCATTCATCTTCTGTTTTATGTCCTCTATAAACGAAGATATGGATGAAATAGAACCATTTAAATTTGTTATATCTTTATTTAATTTATTAATTTCAATTCCAATATTATTTTTTGTTTTATTTAGTTCAGAAATTACACTTTCTATTTGTTTATTTTTAGAAATTGTATCTTCATTTTCATAATACTTATTTATATTTTCATTAATAGTATTTAATTGGTTTTCTAATAATTGTTCTTTAGTTTTTAAAGCATCTAATTCAACTTCTGTTTTTTCTAAAACAATTTTACTTTTAGAATATGTGTTTTTTAATTCATTATACTCACTATATTGTGTATCTACACCATCTAATGTATTTAATTTAAATTGAATAGAATTAACAATATTTTTGGAGGTATTTAATTTGTTTTTTAAAATTACCAACTCATCTTTTGCGTTAATTGCATCTTTTACAAAAACATTATCACAACAAAATTCACAATTAGGGTCATATTTATGTTCTTCTAAATGTAAAATCTTTTCATTCAATGTTTCTTCTATATATTTTAGTTTTTGATAAGAATTTTCCGCTTCTAAAACTTCATTTTTAATACTAATATACTTTGAGTAGACAGTTTCGATATCAACATCAACTTCTTCTACTTTAAAAGTTTTATTGTTTACCAAAGAATGTGAAACTTCGGTTAGAATTGTACTACATTCTATAATTTTATTTTCTTTCGTATTGTATTCTTTATATAAATTTTCTATTTGAGTTTTTAAATTCGTTTTACTTAATTCTAACTTTGGCAAATCTAAATTGGAATCTATAGGAGTTAATTCTCTGCTTAATCCAACAATTTTATCATTCAAATCAGTTACTTCTATATTTTTATTGTTTAGTAATGTTTCTAATGATTTTAATTGTGATTTTTTTTCAATTAATTCCTTACCTTTTTCGGCAAGTTCGGTTGTAAAATCCGTTTTCTTAAAGTTTTTAATCAATACTGAAACTTCTCTAATATCTTCGGTTGCAGTATCATACAATTTATCAAAAATAGTTAACCCCATAAATTGAGCAAGAAGGTCTTTCCTTTCCGATTGTGATTTATCAATGAATAGAGCGTTATTACCTTGCAGTGATAGTGCAGTTAGTACAAAATCTTCATATTTTCCAACATATTGTTCAATAATTTGGTTTGTATCTCTTCTTTCGGTTCCATTTAATGAGGTTTTAGTATCACCATCTTGTCTCCAAAATTGAACATCTACTTTTACATTTTTACCTTTGTTAATTGTTTTAGCAGTTCTCTGAATACCATAATCTACACCATCTATTTGAAAATATAATGTACAATCAAATTCTGTTTTACGATTATTTAAAATATTAGATGCTTTATATGCTCTACTGCTTTTATCATATAAACAAAATGATACCGCATCAAATAAAGAAGATTTACCTGCCGCGTTTGGAGCAAATAATCCAACTAATCCGTTTAATTTTGTAAAATCAATTTTATTCTTTTCACCATAACTAAACATATTTGAAAATTCAAAACGAATTGGTTTCCATTGTATATTACGTTGGATATCATCTTGAACTATTCTACTATTTATATCTCTATTAATCAGTTCTAGCCCTTTCAAATCTTCAGGAACTACAAATGGCATCATTCTTTCAATATACTCATTTATAAGTGAGTTTTGATAATTGATATCCGAAATATCTTCAAAGTCTAATTTATTTAATCTATCACCTGTTTTAGATTTAGAAAGAGAATCGGTTCTGATAATTGTGAAATCCTCAATACCATACCTCATCTTAATTTCAGCCATTACTTTTTTAGTATCGGCAGAATCGGTATTAGATAAACGAACTCTTAAACGAGGTTTTTTTGGCATATCCGTTACAATAGGAACTTTACCATTATCAACATCCATAGTATAATATCCATAATCATTTTGAATATCAACTTCTTCGTATTTCATACTATCTAAATCCCAAACAAGGAATCCGTGCTTATCCAGCGTTTCACCGAAGTTTTGTTGAATCAATGAACCCGCATAAACTATCTTACATCCACTTGGTGAAATCATAGTTTGTCTTTTATGAATATCACCTAATAGAGCTAAATCGTATCCATCAAACATTTCGGTTGTGAAATGACGAGATGAAACTGTGTATCCAATATCCGTTTGAGAGTTATCCACTGGCCCGTGAAATAGAGCAATCTTTTTATTAGAAGATAATGTATTTCCTTTTGGCCAATTTTCTTTTCTATCAAAAATACTAAATACTCCAAAATCTACCCCACCAATTCCATACACTTGAGTATCTTTGAGATATGTGAAGTTTGGTAAATTTAGAGCCTCTACAATTGGTGTAAGTACATCCAATCTATCAGAATTATTCATATTACAATCGTGATTACCTGTAATAAGAATTGTTTCACAATGTTTAGAACATTCGGTAAATAACCAACTTATTTCTCTAACCAATTCAGGAGATAATTCCAATTTAGCATGAGCAATATCTCCTGCTAAATAAATGATTGAATCTTCCGTACCTCTTTTACGAATCTCCTCAAACATTTTTTCAAACACTTGCCGATACTCATTGTGTCTTTTCACATTACGGATGTGTATATCTGCAATATGATAAATCTTTTTTAATCTACTCATAAACTATTTATTTTATTTAATAGTAATTCTTCCGAAGTAAATTCTTTAGTTTTATTTAGTTCTTCGTAGAATTTTTCATACCCCATATCTGCGGCATCTTTATCTTTCAAATACATCATTTTAACTTGAATCCCATTTTTTCTAAAGTATTCTGCAGCTTTTAATGCGTCAGTCATTGCATCGTTATCTAATGATATAATAATGTTGCTTACTCCACTCATAAAGATTTTTTCAACCAATTGTTTTGATGGAAACTTACCTAAAAGTGGAATTGCATTTCTTTTAATTGTAATTGCATCAAATACACCTTCACATAATATAATTGGCTCATCCCAATTTATCTGTGATTCTAAACAAATTATATTTTTACTGATTGGTGGGTTTTTATATTTCATCTTCTCATCTGTATAATAAGAACGAGAAACAAAATAGTTTAGTGAACCTTCTAAACTATAAGATGGTATAATTATTCTTCTACTATACAATCCATCTTTACAATAACCAATATTGTATTTAACAATTTCCTTCATACCAATTCCTCTTTGAGAAAGATAGAACATAGCATGTTTATATTCTGGATTGAATCCTTTTGGTTCTTCTGCTAATGAAATAAATTCTTTTGGAAGTTGTATAAATACTCGAGTTTCTGCATCTTCTTGTTGTGGTGTCCAATTACTATCTCCGTATATTTCTCTAATTATTGATATGGTTTTTCTATCCACATCCAATTTACGAAGTAATGATGTTAATTTTTTACCACCACTATTACAAGTCCAACAATGCCACTTTTGAGTTTCAGTATTTACTTGTAATTTGGGTTTATGGTGGTTACAAAAAGGGCAATAAAAGGCCAATTCATTACCTTTCAAATAATTATATGTACCCAACACATTCGATAGTGTGGTTGTAACGAGATTTTTATCAGTTTGATTCAACACAAATCAAAGATAGTATAAATATTTTATATTTCCAAGTCTTTTAAAACCAATCTTCTGGAATGATTTTATCCGCGTATTTGTACCCATTTTTTACACACCAATCTGCGTATGTAGTTTTAGAGTTTTTTGTGATTTTGTTATTTGAGTTGGAAAATACGAATCTTATATCCAAATTTGGATTTTGAGCCTTAACTAATAGATGTTTTTTCCTATCAGCTGCAACAAATCTACCTTTAGTTTCTACAAAAATGCCATTAGGTAATTTGAAATCAGGATTATAAGTGTGGTTTGAAGCGGGTACGATGTAAGGAATCTTTTCAGATTCATATTTAACATCGATACCCTTTTCTTTAATTTGACTTGAAATAGTTTCTTCAAGACCAGATTTAAATCCGTGTTTTCTACCAACCCAACTTTTAGATTTTTTTATAACTTTTTTAGCCATTAAAAATTATCGTTTTACTGAATCCGAATACTTTGCAAAGGTTTTTTCACCACCTCTACCTGTTTTGAATTTTGCAGCAGTTAAAACTTGCTCATCTGCTTTTTGCAAATCATTTGTAGAATATGGAGTGTTTGCAGCCTTTCCAGCTTCAAATGAAATTTTATCAACACCTAGTGCCGATTGTTGGGTTTTGTATAATTCTTCTAATGTTGCCATTTGTTTTGTATTTTAAGTATAAATATAAGATTATGTGTCAAATCGTATAATAAAGTTTACAGGAATATCTCTTTCCGATTTAATTGGTTGAGGAAGTTTAGCTACCGCAACTAAATCACAATTATCATCGTATAAACCAATTGTTGTGATGAATGGTGTTAAGAAAGAACCAGTTGAATCGATAGAACTACTTAAATCATAATGTTCAAATCCTGCAAAGTGAGTAGAAGAACTTACAGATGATGTATAACGATAATCCAAAGTATTTCCATTTTCTAATATAGATTTTTTACGAATGTACTTAACAGGTTGTTTAGAGTATACTCTATGTGTATTTCCAGAAGAATCTACAAATGATGTATATTCACCACCTTCCGTTACAACGGCGGATGGGTTTTGTGAAACATTAAATTCATCTTCATTAACAATCAATAGATATTCGTGCTCATAAATTGTTTTGGTGGATTTGAATGATAAGTCCCAATTAGATATCAATACATCATTGAGTGCTCGGGTGATTACAATCAACCCTTGGGTATAGAATATATTACCAATTGAATTTGTTCCTGCTGCGCCTGATAAAAATGGTATATTTTCTACTATCATTACACCACTTTCAATATTAAAACTAACAATATTCATATCATAACTTATACCGTTATATGTTAGATTAAATATACTGTCTTCTATATCAAACCCCATAAATTGAAAAGAAGCAGTATACGCAGCAGATGCTAAATCTGTAAATATAATTTCATTATCTTGAATATCTATAGATACTACAGTAATAGTATCTCCCGCAGAATCTATTAAATTTCCAAAGGTATCATCTATATATGTTTTACCATTATCTAATAAATTGATTGAACCTTTTTTGATTCCTTCTCCAACATATATTTGTGGAATAGATATTACTTTTGCGGAACCACTTAAAAATCTATCTCTACCCGAATTAGAGATTTCGTATGTATTATTTTTGGAGCCAAATCTTAAAAATGGGTTATCTTCATTTCCATTATAAAATTGTGCTCTTAATTGACCGTATATAGAATTTTGTGGATATAATCCAGATAATGTAGATGAATTTTCATTAGCTTCTAATAAATCTATTTCATTAGAACCACTAGAAAAGTTCCATTCTTTGTAGGCTTTGAAAGGCCTAATACTAATATCGGATTTGGGTATTCTTTTTAACATATCATATATAAATATAAAGAAATAAAAAACCCCCACCATTTCTGACGGGGGTGTCCTTCGGTAGCATCCGTAAGGAATATGTTATTAGAAATCAAGTTTTACTTTTATAGCTACTTCTTTATCAAATGATTTAGCAATTGGTTTAGAAGTTTTAGCTACCGCTAATAATTCGTTTGCGTCATTGTACAAACCAACAGTTGTAATATACACATGCGGGTCTCTTTCGAACAACGGTTGTACAAATGCACCTACTGAACCAGTTACGAATGTTGGGTTGTTAGAGAAGTTAAATTCTCTATTGTTTGCTCTTACAAAGTAATGCGATGTAGAAACATTTTCAGTTCTACGAGCTTGGAAATCACCACCTCTTTTTAGTGCATCGTACAATTTCAATGAACCAGATACCGAACCTGATTGATGATATTTTAATGTAGTTGAACCAGCAGCTGCTGATAATTCACCACCAACTGATGCTGAAAGTGCAGTTGGGTTTAATAAGATAATACCCATATCAGGATAGAATAAACCATATCCTTGTTGTGTGTAAGTATCTGATACTTGTGCTACTGATGCAGTTAAGGATGTTCCAATATTCAATGCACCACTAACCATATTATAAACTCTACCAGCAGTTGTTACATTTTCGCCAGTTCCACCTGAATCATCAATTAATGAAATATATCCAGCTGAACCTGATAGTGCGATTTGTATATTTCCTGGATCTAATTTTTCTTTATATCTAGCTCTATTAATGTTAAGTACATAGAATGATGATAAATCATGTCCTCCTGCGGTTGACCCAGTGTAAACACTAAAATATGCATCAGCTGCATCCAATAATACATTTTTAAATTGATTATAAACTGCAGTAGTTTGCAAATTGGAATCATCATCTTGAGATAATGTAGGTGCTCCGTTTCCGTTTACATCTCCATACGCGATGGAAAATTGAACCTCTGCAGAAGTTGATGAGGTTGCAACATTATATACATCCAAATAATACTTACCACTTACAGAGTTCAACTGTGTAGATGATGTGAAAAAATTAGTCAATGAACCTTCATCACCACTCCATATTCCAGAAGTTACAATTTCTGTTCTGTTTGTTACTTTATCAATTGCTCCAAATTTCTTATATATACCATTTGTAATAGTGGTTATATCCGAACTAATTTGCTCACCCTGTCCTAAAAATTGGTTTACAATACTAACTAATTCATTTGTATCGATAGGAGTACCTGCTACATTTGATTGTCCTGCCAAGTATTGAGCTATATTACTTGCTAAAAGGGCTCCTCTATTGTCTCTAATTAATGCCATAGTTTATTTTATTGAACGTAAGTTATCGTTACAGGTATTGTTTGTGAACCACCAGTTTCGTTACCATAAACCGTAATTGTAGTTTTGATAGTTGAAGTTAAAGATGGGTTTGGAATAAATTTAAATGTTAATCCTTTAGCAATTGCTGCGGTTGCAGATATATCATCACCAATAAAAATAGGCACTGAACCTACATCAGATGTTACTCCTTCTCCTACAATATCACCTGCGTTTTTGTTTGATAATACAATTGTGTATCCCAAACTTCTATTTCCAGCTGGAGATGTTGTTGGTGATAATGAAACTTCACCACTTCTTTGATTAACTGAAATGGTTGGTATACCAAATTCTACAACAGGAATACGAGTTGTATTTTTAGGTAGTGTTACCAATTTATATTTCATTACTTGCGTTTCATCAGGATTGGCTTCCAATACTGGCATATTCTTAATTGCCGCATCATAATATGCAGAACCAAGTGGATGTGCCGGTTCGTAAAGTGTGTAATCAATCTCATCATCTGCTAACGCAAATTGAGTAATGTTTAATCCTTGTCCTGATGCTAATTTTTCTCTACCTTTTTTAGTAAGAATTGCATCAACAGTTAATTCACTATTACTTAAATATCCCATAATATTTTTATTATTCTTTGTTTATAAATATAATAATTTTTAAATTTCGTTATTCTACTTCCAAAATAGGTTCGGAAGAATCTCTACCAGTTTTATTTACTTTTAATGTATTCGGATTAGATATAAATGTTTCAATCGGAGAACTACCATCTAGTGTAGTTGCCGCAGTATTTTTAGAACCCTTAAAGAAACTATTTTGTAATCCCCTAGTTAAATCGGAAGTAAATTTATTATGCGTTGGTAAATATCCATTTACATTTGTTACTTCTATTACATTGCCCCCAACTGTTGGACTATTTGGTGCACCGAATGGTTGAATATTTAATCGTGTTTCAGTATAAGTTTGAATATCCGAAACATATCCACCACGTGGGTCTCCCAATCCGTTTGCAGATGCGGTAATTGCAAATTTTTGTATAATTCTTTCTTTTTCTTCCGTAACTAATTGTACTTTAATTCGTTCTTTAACAACTCTATTATCTTTATTAAAATAAGTTCTAATCGCGGAACCGTTTTGTGCGTATATACCAAACCCAATTGTTTCAAATTCAGTTTGTCCTATAACTTGATTGGAATTTATAATATCAATTTCAGTTACAATTGTAGGGGTTCCTAAATCTGCATCTATAGTTATTTCTTTTTGATAATAATCCGAATTAAAAACAAAATTAGAATTCATATCAATAGTAGAATCCTGTTGATAATTTTCAGCCAATAAATTATTTACCGATGCAGTTGAAATCAATGCTTCATACTGATTGTTTTCTACCGTTAAATTTTCTGATAAATTGGCATCTATTAATGTTTCTTTTTGAATATTTTCAAATGAAATAACACTAGTATCAGATAATTTTATTTCAGTTTCTTTCTGATAATCATCTGCAGTAGGTTTTTTGTGAACAACTTTACTTCTTTCTAAAAAGTGTGGTTCTATTAATAAACCAGTAGTTGCTTTAACCCTCGCAGGCAACATCTTTTTTAAATCTTCAAACATAGATTTCTCATATAGTTTGATTAGATTTATGTAAGCATATATATCTCTATTATCAAATCTTTGGAAATAATAATTTCTTAAATTATCCAATGATTTATAATTTGGTTTATAATCATCCGATGGGTCACCAATGTAGTTATCAATATTTAACCCACCAAAAGTTTTAGCAATATCCATATTCAACTCTTTTGTAGGAGAGAAGAATAAACCAACTCTGTTAGAATCAGTTGGAGATTGGTCAAATGCTTTTTTAGTTGCTCTACTTTTTGAAGATAAATCTACACCAACACTTCCAGATATTTTTTGATTAGTTAAAGTATATTGGTCTTCGAATCTAACTTTATTAGTTGAAAATCTACTCGCTCCACCATCTGGATAATCCATTACAATTGTTCTATCGATTACTTCAAATTGAAATGGATATTCACTTATAGATGGGAAATTAAATGCCGATGCTGATAATAATGGTGTAGTGTTTACCGAATACAATGAAGCAGTAGTTCCATTTTCATAATCATTTCTAGTCAATCCATTTTCAAAATAAATGTTAGTATCAACATTTATTAACGAAGATGTTTGTGCTAAATTTTTAGGATATTCAAAATCTAAACGGAAATATAAATCATCGGTTGAAGATGAAACACTATTTCCATTAATCATTTCAGGAAATGAAACGTGTTCATAAAATCTTTCAGTATCCAATACTTCAGACCATAAACGGAATTCATCCACACTACCAATATAGTTTCCACCCAATCTAATTGTAGAACCATTATTCCAATTTGTATAATTAGAAGATGATATTGATTCTTGGAATATAGTTCTTTCTTTATCGGCTTGTCTTACATCCAATTTTAATCCAGCAGAACCACTACTTACAGATATACCAAAAAATTTACCATTAAATATTGGTAATGTTGAGGTTTCTATTGATAGTGACCCACTATAATTAAATTTAACTTTACCATAATCACTATTTGTAGAACCACTTAAATTTACATTCCAGCCACTACCACTTATTAAAGTATATTGGGATGATTCTAATGGTTTTACAAATAATTCAATCGTATTTGGTTTAAGACTAGAAGTATTATTTGTTTGTTTCCACTCCATCTGTATTGATGAAGTTAATGCCATGTTAAGACCCGTAGTAATATTATCTATTACCAACTTACTTTTAGATGTATCGTTTATTTCAGGACCTCCAAATTCTAAAATTGAAAGATTAGATGATGGAATACCATAACATGCCATCAATGCGTGAATACCTCTCCTAGTACCTTTATGTTTTAGTAGATATGGTAAGTTATTTACAATTCTTCTCCAAACTTCGTTAGTTCTTTGTTTGGCCGGATTTGATTCTTTATCATTACCTTCTTTATCCTTGCCAAATACATAACTCCACAAATCGGCATCAGCTGCTAAATTTTTAGCATCCCAACTAAATGATTTTAATGTATCAAAAAGTAATTTGTCAGAAATGCCATCTTTTGCTTTATATCCTAAACCTCTACTTTTTTCAATTGATTTTGTATGGAAATAGATATTATCAAAATGATGTCCAATCATTGAGAAGAATAATAATAAACTTTCGTTTTCATCATTATTAACAATGAATTGAGGTATATTGTTTAATACATAATTTGAATTATTGGCATCATATATATTTGCAAGTTCTTCTATATTATTGTACCAATTTTTAACTTCGTTAGATGTACTCAATCTTCGATTAGCACCATTGTAGGGCCAACTTAAAGAAGATGATGTGTATAAGAATTTTTCAAATCCATCAAATCCGTTTATTAATTGATTTTTCTTTAATTGTTGTCTTTCTGCTTCTTGTATAGATGGTAACGAACCACTATGTGCCTGTGATGCGTTAGCTGCTGATAGAGCAGTTTCATATAATTCAATTAGTTGTATTTTATATACAAAGTTATCAATACGTTCATTTGCAGAACTGAAATGAACAAAATTCTCCCATAAATAAGTAGAACCAGACGAGTATTCGATATTTAATTCATCCGTAGTTATTAACGATGAACTTAAATATAGTGATACTAACTCATTAGAAGATGTGGAACCACTTAATATTATATTATCTAATGATTCGTAATTAGTAGATTGTCCTTTTACAAAGTCTACATCAATTGTAAAATTTGGTCCTTTTATTGGTGGACAACTTACATCATTATTTTCTGTTAATACAACCGTTTCAATTAAAGGATTACTCATTAATTTTGTAATCCAGAATGTTGAATTATTCTGTATATTAGCAGGTAATGGTGAATATAGTTTTAATATAATTGAATTAACAACATCATTTGGAGCAACAAATGTATTACCTAAATTATCTGTAGACTTTTTAGATAATGTAAAATCATCAGTTTCCCAAGATGAAATTATAATTTGCTCATCGTTTCCAAAATTAGCAAGGTGTGTTAGATACTTACTTTCTTTTGAAGGTTCATCGATTTTTAATTTTTCAGAAAAAGCATTAAATAAAGCGTTAGTAATTATATCTTCATTTAATGAAAGTGTTGGTAGTGTTAATTTTGTCAACACTTCGTATTCATTACCAATTAACTCCTCTGCTCCACTTCGATTATATGGTTTTAGTATTAATGTTATATTAGTACTACCAACCCAGTTAGGATAATTTTCTCTTAATTTTTTAAGATTAATTTTTATAGAACCGTTTGGTGGTTGATTACTTAATAATCCAATTTTACTACCATCTTTTTGTTTTAACCAAACATCAACTGATGAAACTGCAAAAGAGGAATATGAAACTTCATAATCAATATTATAATCAGAAAACGATGGTACATCGATTGATTCTGCATATATGACTTCCGTAATAGCAGGGAAATCATTTATAGCAGTAAATGTTAAAATCACCTCAACTCTAGTTCCTGTTCCAAATTTTTTACTGGTTGGAACAAAAAATATTTTTTTAGAACCGTAAACCTCATTAAAATCTTTTTGAAAGAATATAGTTACTTCTTTGTCACTAGCTGGAATTTCTAAAACTTTATCAGCCGAAAGATATACTAAAACGGAATCTGCGAATTCAGTATTAAATGGAATTACTATACTTTTTTCTGTATCCGAATCTTTTACATTAACATTATATTGTATTTGATTTAATACTACTGTAGGTGATTCGGATTTAATTTCTCTTTCAGCTTCAATTACAACACCTAAACCTGAATTTAATAATGATGCTGGTACTCTAAATGCATAATTTTGTTTTGTTAACCTATCGTAGTTAACAGAATCTGAACCAAATTGTTGAGCAATTCCAGAATATATGTTTTTGATAAAAATACCATCTGGTACATTACCTTTAATTTCAAAGTTAACAAACCCCCCATCTAAAATATTTTTGGGTATTGTAGAAATTCTGTTATCATATAATTGCAATTCTCCATCTACAACTATATTATCTTCAAATACAATTTGATATTTTAAACTTAAAGTAGTTAATTCCTTTATATTAGAATTAAACAAAACTTCATAACCAACCATTGGATTATCAACGGTTACCACGTCTGCAGGTGGTGTTGGAAGTGTTTGAGTTCGTTGTAATACCTCTGTTTTAAATCTTAAAGTTATTGTTCCGAAATTGAAGTTTTGGGTTTGTTGTTCTTCCCATACATCATCTATTAATGAATATTCTGTAACACCGATTCCCTCAACTATTTCATTCGCAAATTGTAGTTGTTTAGTATTAATTATAAATTTTGATAATACTTTTCCATTATCTAAATTTGCAGTATAAGTTTTAGGACCATTAAATTGTAAAGATGAATTATATACAATATCAACGGATTTACCATATCCAGCAGATACACCTTCTTCAAAAAATTCTAAATCATTAGTTTCACTTACTAAATAAATTTTTAACGAAGATGGTGGGTTAGTTGGTCTATACGTGGGGGCATTGTAAGGACCAGTTTGACCTGTATTCCTAGTACTTCCGTTATTATTAAAATCCGGATAAGCGTAAAGGCTTTCTTGTTCTGCCATTATTTGTTTTTATTTTATATAAATACTTTAATATTATTTTATTTGATTGCACCTCTTGGTCTCGGTGTAGGAGAAATTCCAGGATTAAATTGTCCAGTTTGTCCTCTAGTATCTTCAACTAAACCTGTTTCAGATGGT